CTACCAATATTATTGATGGGGGCGGTACAGCAGATATAAAAATACAAGACTCTAGTCATACATCTGCTATATTTGATACTTCAGCAGAAGTACAACTCTATTATGACAATTCTAAGAAATTTGAAACAACCGCTGGTGGAGCAACCCTTTCAGGTGACCTTACCATACAAGCTGATGGTTATATAGCCTTTGGAGATACTAGTCATTTAATAGATGTTAACGCTGGCGAGATGGTACATACAATGCCAGCAAATGAAGACTTTAAATGGCGACACGGAACTACTCAGGTAATGTGGCTGGATACATCTGCGGCTACTTTATATACGGGATTGAATGATACGAATCACGGCATATTCCATGCCTTGGGTGGTGATGGGAATGGTTCAGGTACTGCAAACAAAGAAGGTGGAGAGTTAAGACTTGGTACTGCCGCTGATTTTGACTCCACATATAACTATTACTTTATGGATGTTTATGAAGATGATTTAAGGATGGGTAGAGCGGGGGTTGTTGATTTTACTTTAACAGCCGCTGGGACGCATACTTGGAAAGGTTCTGGAGATTTCTCATACGGTAGTGGTGGAGCAGTAAATGCAATAAAGTATTTTGATTTATATAATATCTCTAGCACAGCAGGAACTGATGCTATAGATTTAAGATTAATTACTCGCAATGCTGCTAATAACGGTACTTCAGCAGCAAACATTCTTAAACGCTATAACGGTGAATTCACTATTAACAATGCGGATACTCATGCAAATGCATATATGATGCTGTATGTTGGTAGTACAACCACTAATGGAATATTTATTAATAATAGTGGGAATGTAGGAGTTGGAACACTTTCTCCACAACAACTACTTCATGTAGAGGGCGGTTCAGACCCAACCATATTTATTAGACAGACTAATGCAAATAATGCGGATAGTGGAAAACTAGCATTTGGTGAAGCAGATAATAATGAACAGGCGTGGATGAAATACGATGGTTCTGCAAACCAATTAAAGATAGAAACTATCAATGCTGCTAATGCTTTAATTGTGGAAAGAACTACTGGAAACGTAGGAGTTGGTGCAGCCCCAACAACGACTGCCCAACAAAAACTTCAAATCACAGGGGGAAGTAACTTAAATGGAACTAATCCCGTAACATTGAGATTGTATAACACAACATCAGGAACATTTACTGCTAATACACAAAATACAAATATTGATTTCGCTTCTGCTGATGCGAGTGGTAGCTGGAGTGCTGGAGATGTAAGAGCCAGAATTGGTATGGTTAATGAAAATACTTATGGAAGTGCTACAGCATTAGGATTTTGGACAGGAGCCGTTGGTGGTACTGCTGTTCAGAAACATATGCAATTAAGTTCTGAAGGGAAACTAGGAATTGGGTCAATTGCTCCATCTACTAGGTTAGACGTAATTGATAACTCTACTGGCGCAAATAAATATGCATTGTTTGGGTCTGAAACTATTAGCGGTTCGTCTAGAGAAGGTGGAATAATATTAACTTCCTCTAATACTGACGATAGAAGTTGGGCGTTATGGGCAGATTCACATAACCCAAGAGCATTTAAGATTGAATATTTAGGGGCAAGAGCCACAAATTTAGGTAGCGGTACAACAATAGCTACCTTTGATTATCAAGGCAATGTAGGAATTGGAACGGGTGCTGGCACAACTCCGTCTGCAAAACTACATGTATCAGGCAGTTCTTATTTCACTAATGGTGATATGGGTATTGGGGGAACAGCTTATTCTGGTTCAGGTAAAGGGCGTGTCAGAATTGATGGCAATGGAGATAATGCAATTACTATTGGCTCTGGGACTTTAGAAGGAACTGCAAGAAATGAAAGCGTTACATTCTTAGAAGCTAATGACGGTGCGGGTGGTTCTGGACTTAGATGGCTAGACGGAAGTGGAAATGTTAAAACCATAATTTATGGTAGCGTTCCTAGCAATTCATACGCCGCTCCTACGCATATTTGGTCATCGGGAAACATATCTTTCTATCCGGGGATGTCTGCTGAAGAATTTAGATTTGAAACTGATGGAGATTTCCATGCAGATGGAGATGTCTACGCATTTTCTGGCTCAGTAGGTTCGGATATAGCATTAAAGGAAAACATTAATGTAATAGACCACGCATTAGATAAAATATCTCAATTAAAAGGTGTTTCGTTTGATTGGAAACGGGAGAATAAAGGGAGTAGTGCTGGATTAATAGCACAAGACGTAGAAAAAGTATTACCAGAATTAGTTACTGATGTTGATAATTTAAATGATGATAGTTCATATAAATACTTAAACTACAATGGAATTATAGGATTACTTGTAGAGTCCATTAAAGAACTTAAAGATGAAATACAGGAGTTGAAGAATGGCACTTCAAGGTAGTGGACAAATGAAAATGTCCGATATCTACAATGAATTTACTGGCACACATGATGGCAGCCAAGAAATTCAAATGTCCGACTATCGTGATAAAGGTGATGTTCCAGCTTCTGGTGAAATACAGTTAGCCACAGATATGTATGGGGCTTCTAATGTTACATATACATCTGCTACTGGTGGAACTGTAACTACATACACCGCTGATATCGATGGACAGGGGAGTAAAAATTACAAAGTACATACATTTACTTCTAGTGGAACCTTCGCAGTTAGTTCAGTAGGTACTGATGCTACTATTTCTGTTCTATGTGTTGGTGGTGGAGGTGGTGCTGGTGGTTATGGTGGCGGTGCTACTAGGTATGGCGGCGGCGGCGGTGCTGGTGGCATGGAATACTATGACTACTCTGTACCGTTTGATAATCGAAATTTATATGGTCAACAAAATTATTATAATGAACATAATAGTATTGGTCGGGCGCAAAAGAAGGATATTACGGCTCAAAACTATACTGTCTACGTTGGTTCAGGAGGTTCTGGCGGTGGATATGACTACTCTGGAAGTGGGGGTAATGGAAGTTATATAAGATTAGCTGATGGAAGCACTTATCTGGTAATTGTTCGTGGAGGTGGGGGAGGATTTTCAGGTAACTATTCTTCAAGTAATGGAGGCGTATTTGGTGGTATAACGGGAGGTGCTAGTGATAACTCTAATGCTGGAGGACATGGCGGGTCTGGTGGTGGAGGTATTTATGGTAACTGGATGAGTAATCAATATGGAAACTCGTATTATTATAATAATACATATAATACATCGGGAGATAATTACGTAACCAATACCTTTACTAGTACTGCTGCTCATGCGGGTGGAAAGGCTGGGAATGGTGGTGCTGATGGAGTTAACGCTACTGGCGGTCAGTTTATTAGTGGAGGTGGAGGCGGTGCTGGCGGCGGCGGTACTGCTGGAGGCTGGTACTCAACTTCAACTACTGGAAAAGGTGGGGCAGCAAAAGCTAATAAAATAAGAACGGGAAGCGATGTTTATTATGCTGGTGGTGGAGGTTCTCGTGGGAGAAACGGAGACAATAGACCATCTGGTGGTAATTATACGGGATCGGCAAATACTGGCGATGGTGGAACTGGTGATGGGAATTCCGGGGGCAGCGGAATAGTTGTAATTAGATATGTGGTAGCGTAATGCCTGAAGGAGTTATGTATTGGGATTACGATGGGCCAGAGATTGTTTATGCAGAAGTAGACGATAATAATATAGCTACTGGCGGGGCTTTAGTTGTTTCTGCTGAAGATGCTCCAGATGAAGCAACGGGACAAATTTTTTGTAGAAATTTATTGAATACTACATATAAATATATACGGGTATATAAAACTAAACCTTCTGTTAATCCCCGAAAATGTTTTCCTTCTCAAGGGTATATCTATGATCCAGTAAATGATTGGTTTAAATCGCCCGTTCCTGAATTACCTGATCCAATATATTTGGAAGTTGATGATGATGACGGCAATAAAGTTATGCTGTATGACCATAGAGGCAAATCTCATACGTGGTCAGAGGAACATTGGCAATATATTCTGGAGTAGAAATCAGTATAATAAATAAAGGTCTATATTATTAAGGAGATTTTATGGCAACACAATATATAGGAACAACGATATCAGGATTATCTACAGATGATCCAGTTCGACCTACTCTTACCGCAAATGAGAAGGGGGTGTTGTTTGTCGAAACAGATACTAATAAAGTATATCAATGGGATGGAGATTCATGGAATGAAATCACATCTACTGCCGCTAATTTATCTGGTACAACATTAAATTCTAATATTGTTACGTCTTCTCTTACAACTGTTGGGGCGTTAAATGCGGGTTCAATAACATCAGGATTTACATCAATAGATGTTGGGTCTGGAGCAATTACAACAACAGGGACAATTACTGCGGGTAATTTAAATGTTACTGGCACAACTACAACAGTAAATTCGACTAATACAACAATTTCTGATAAAATAATTGAACTGGCAAGTGGTGCAAGTACGGGAGCAGATGCAGGAATTATTATCGAGAGAGGTTCTAGTGGTCATAACGCAATTATGGCGTGGGATGAAGATAATGATAGATTCCACTTCGGTACAACTACGGATACAGGAACTGCAAGTAGCCTTACAATTACAACTGGAACTCTTGAAGCAAATTTAGTTGGTAACGTTACGGGTAATACTTCGGGAAATGCTGGTACAGTTACTAATGGGGTTTACACAACAGGCGCACAAACTATTGCTGGGTCTAAAACATTAACTGATCAACTTATAATAAAGGGTGACCAATCAGCACTTCGTCATCAGACGGCTAACGGAACAGATAGATTTTTAACTGGATTACGTTCTGATTTAGATGCGAATGATTTTGTTTTCCATACTTATGGTGGAGATTGGAACTTTAGAAATGGAAAAGTAGGAATAGGAATATCTCCTACGTACTTAACACATATATACGGTGCTGAAGCAGGAGAAGGTACAGCACTAGGACAGTTAGCTATTCAATCTTCTACTGCATTTGGTTCTACTCCTGATGCTGGGATTATATTCCTCAATCAACATACGTCTGGTTCTCAGGCAATTATGGGGGGAATTAAGGTCACCAAGACAACTACTGGTGATGGAAATTATAGCGGCACTATGACATTTCAAGTTCGTAATCATGGGGCAGTAGCTTATGATGCAATGACTATATTAAATACGGGAAATGTAGGAATTGGAGATGATGCTCCAGAAACGTTACTCCATCTTAAAGATGGCGCACCTGACATTACATATGAAGATACAGATGGGGGAGATAAATATATAGTTGGTAACAATGGCGGTAATTTCCGAATAAGGAACGCTACAGATTCCCGTACCGATTTGAATATAACTGGTGCAGGAAACGTAGGAATAGGAGAAACATCATCTGCTAATTTACTGCACGTTAAGGTAGATGATACAGGTGTAAATCCACATGCTTCAGCACAAATAGTTTTAGAAAGGGCTGGCACAAATTACTTACAATTTTTAACTGCTGCTAATGGAACTTCAGGATTGTTATTTGGGGATGCAAATGACAATGATGTTTCCAAAATTTATTACGATCATAATACTACTACTATGTATTTTCAAACTGAGGCAGCTACCGCAGCAACTATAGACAGTACTCAGACTTTACATACTAATATGTTTGGTATTAGGTCTGGAGATCATATGTATCTTCGGACTGATGGAAATGGTACTAAGGCTAATATACGATTATCTGATAGTGATTCTGAAGTTCAATTTAACAACGCTTCAAATGCGGGTATTCTTAGTTTCGGTACTCATATTAATAGTACTCTTAATAAAAATCTTTCAATGCGGACTAAATACGTAAGTAGTCAGTATAAAGTACAGGTGGGACTTAATATTGATGACCCCTTCCAAAACGTAGCTGGCGGTACAGTAGATTTAGATGTTTCTGGACTTCATATAAAAGATACTGTTGCTCATGGTCAATTATTAATAGAAGCTAATCCTCCTAGTCTACATGTGATGGATTCTGGCGGTGCAAGTAATGATAAATGGATGATGTACCGAATTGATGGTGGACTAGGTTGGTTTCAATCGTTAAATGATGATGGTTCTGACCGAGTAGATAATATCCTAGTCATGGATATGGGTACTGGACATGCTGGATTTAATGCTGTCCCAAAACAAGATTGGAATAGTAGCTTTCAAGCTATACATCTAGGAAACCAAACTGCTTTTGCGAATTTTACCAGTAGAGGCGGTTACTGGCTTAATAATGTACGCTATAATGGTAGTAGTCAGTTTACATATATAAACAACGATGAAGCTTGTGTAATTGATTTAGTAGATGGATGCTTTAGGTTTAGGACGGCAGGAGTTGGTTCAGCAGACGCTGCTGCTTCTCTGGCTGCTAAATTTTATATAGCTAATAATGGACAAACTGTCATAGGTTCCTCAACAGTAAAAGGTAATGCAAAGCTATCTATGTATGGGGGTATCTGGGTTGATCCGCAGACTTGGCAATTAGCTGGGTCTGGTAACGATAGTACCGCCGAAGTAGCTATGGTTTTGGATGGATATGGTGGTATATATTCTTGGTTTGATGGATATAACAGAAATATTATTAAATCTGTTGCTACAGGTATTATTGAAATTGGTCAAGGAAATACAGGTATTTGGAATACTATTGACCTACATCCGGGAAATGCGGGGAAAGTTAGAATTTATGGGGACGACCCATCTTCCTCTAATGAGATGTTAATCGCTACTTTTGAAGATGCAAATCTAACATTAGCAGGACAAATTAAAATTTCAGGTGGCAGTCCGGGAGCAGATAAAGTATTAACTTCAGATGCTAATGGACTTGCGACATGGGAAGAAGCTTCAGGTGGCGGTGGCGGAACTATGCAATTAACTGTTGCTAGTGGTCACACTATTACACCGGGAATGGTTGTAGGGATAAATAGTAGTGGTCAAGCAGTTGAATATACTACTACTGGTGCAGATTATACAGGTCTGAAATTATATAGTTATCCAGCAGATCAAGAAACATATACTTATAGATACCCTAAAGTTTTATATGATACTGAAACAGATATTCATATATTAATAGCTGTAAAATGTTTAGCATCAACTAACGAGCCTCTGACTGACGGAAGTGCTAATCAAGGAATGTTTGCTATACCTTTTACTATTGATGCTAATGATAATTATACTTTCGGTACAGAGATGCGAATAACATCTGATTGTCCTGTATATGGACATAATTACCATGCAGCAATGCTGGAAACACGACAGCAAGCTGTAGTAATAGTGAATTATGCTACTGCGGGTTCTAACTGGACTGCTAATCAAGGGAAAAAGGGGTGGTTGTTAAAAACAAAAGCCACATCTCCAACTACGGTAGTAGCTAGTACAGAATTCACAATTGTCACACATACGGCTGATAGTTATTCGCCTTATTATGGGGACGGTAGTAGTGGGTCAGATCATCGAGGAGTGGTTTCATATGGTGGAAGTAGTTATTACGCCAAAGCTAGAGTATTAGATTTTGGAACTGCTTGGAATGAAACCCAAGGTGGGGCGAATAATGTTACTGTTGGAAGTGAATATAATATGATTAATTCTGCCGCATATTATCCTAAACCTGTAGCATGGGCGCATCAAGATAAGACAGGTAATAGCGGCACACAATTTTTTATGGGGACATATTCACATATACATGGATTTGATATAGGTTCAAGTGGGACTACAATTAATACTATAACTACAGGAAATTGGCAACCCTATTATCCGCATCCACAAGATTTGGTATGGGCAGGAATTAATGGGGAGGTGCATATGACTGGAGGGTATTCTAGTTCTTATCAGTATGAAATGCGCATCACAATAAGTGCCTCTGATAATACCACTACACAGGATAATACTAACCTAAATCAGAGTATTAATGGTGGGTCGAGTGGTGGTGGTACATCGGCGGTTATTCAGGTATATGCTGGAGAGTCAGATTCTTTCTTACATATTTATCATAAAAATCAGAATGGTACGTGGTATGGTTTCCCCGGCGATGATGGCTTTCACGATGCTTCATGGAACGTAAAAAGAATAACTGTGGATAGTCAAAATAGATATACTCCTGCACATTTTCCAACCGTACCAGACCTTAGATTAAATCCTTGGGTAGCTGGACATGGACTTGGTAATAATATTGGTCAAATAGGTGCTTGTCATAATGCGGACAGAAACAGGGTAGTAGTTGCTGCTGAAACATATACTTATGGTGCGGATGGCGCAGATCAACGCCCTACAAGAAACCGTACTAATACTCGCAAAATAACAATAGGACTTTATATGTTAAAAGTAGCCAGCGGTGAAACAGATAGGTTAAATGATTTTGGAACTGCAAATGGTATATTTGTAGGTCTTGGGGCAGATGCTAGTAACGTAACTGCGGGAAATACGGCTACTGTTACAGTTACTGGAGGCGTAAATGAGAGGCTTTCTGGATTAACTGCGGGTAGGGAATATTATATAGATGAATTCGGGTCAATCTTTAAAAATGGGCCTCCTCAACAAAGTCAAGATTTAATACGTCTTGGGACAGCAGTATCCTCAACTAAATTATTAGTTATGGGTGATACTCCAACCCATAGGGCATATGGTTAAACTACATAGAAGGAGCGAAAATGCAGACATTAGTCGATAAAATAACAAAAATATCATATTTTGTATTTAATGATGATAGAAATATAACTATTGATGATACACGTACAATATGTGCTTCTACATCAGCAGATAAATATGAAACAACGGATGAGATGATTATTCTTAGTATGAATAATAGTAATACATTAAAATATACTGGTGTTACAGAACCTACAGATTGGATAGGTGTTAAATATAAGTTTGATGGTACAAATTGGACAAAAAATACCGCATATAAAAGTCTGTGTGAAAATTGTTTGCCTGATAAAGTCGTTGAGCATGATTATGATGCAACTAAATGTTCTGAATGTGGAGAAACTTTATAATTAATTAGATTTTTTACTTCTATCTAGTATAATAATATATAGGGGAAACCCTAAACTTTTAAGCATGGAGTGTAGTATAGAATGGATATAAATATTCAAGATGATTTAAACTCAGTAAATGAACAGTTAACTCAGATGGTTGATCAGTTGAATCAGATCAATGCTCAGAGGGAACAGTTAATTCAACAGGTTCAAAATTTAAATGGTGTTGCTATGTATTTAAGGGGTAAAATGCCTCCTGAAGAAGCAGCTGAAATTGACGAAGTAGATACAGAAACAAGCGTAGAAAGGACTGACGAATATCCTGTAACTGCGGAGTAAGCCAATGGCTGGTTGGGAATTTACAAATATATTAAATTGGGACGGTGTAGGAACAGCATCTAGTGATTATACTGATGTAACGTTAGAAGCACAATCTCCCGGTGGAACCGCCTTTACTATTCTTAATAGTGCGGCACATTATCTTTATTTAGGTCACGATGAGAAATTTGACATGGCTGTTTTTGATGTGGCAACAGGTGGATCAATCGGAGCATTAACATGGGAATATTATAACGGTTCGGCATGGACTGAATTTATTCCGGGGTCTGGACGATATGAACTTGACCCTGATGATAATGCAGGAACTCAATATGATTTTAGTGTAGATGGGGCTGAACTATTCCCAATCAATATATTAAAAACATGGACAAAAGTTGCTATCAATAGTCTAACTAAATATTGGATACGGGTAACAACAGCTAGTGTAAGTGTAGCCCCTACAATTAAACGAATACAAATGCGTCAATATACTGCTTATTGTACGACTCAAGAAGTATTTGAATTTTTACAATTGCAAAATGTCTTAGGGACAACTGATTTTACATCGAGTACTGTTCCAACAAAAGATAATGTAGAGCGTTATATAAATGAGGCTCAAGCGTATATTGATATGAATACCCGAAAATCATGGCGACCAGCTTATGTTCAAAATGAATACCATCAGTTTAATATTAATGGTATTAAACTTGATAAACCCGATCCTTATAAAGTCATCGCTTTAGAGATTTGGAACGGGGCAAATTGGGATCGTAAAACCCAAGGAAGAACAGGAGATTTTTTCCTAGTTCCAGATACAGGATTAATACACTTCTCTCGTTTCTTCTTACTTCCAGCAAGATTTCAATCTTATAATGCTCCTATTTGGAGATGGGGTGGTGGGGAATTTACGATGCCCTTAAAAATAACATACCTAGCTGGTCGTGATGTTAATACAGATTGGAGACAAGGTGGTGTAGTTCAAGATATCAGTAAGAAATTAACTGCTATTGAGATTATGCGATCTGCGGATTATGGGAATATTGCGGTAAGTGGAATGGATAGAATTCAACAAGGAGAAAGAATAAATCAATGGACTCAAGAGATCGAAGATAAACTCGACTTTATGACTGCCTTTGAAGTATTCTAATGACATGTTATGCCTACTGAACCATTACCAATTAATGATTATTTAACTGACTTAGAAGGGCAATGGACATATTCTAATGTTTCAGGAACGTCTGCAAAACCCGCTTTTATTGAAGTTACAGGTAGTAATGAACCTATGCGATTTGATTTAAATGTTAATGATCAGATTGTTGGACGGGCGGGTTCCCCTGCTTTTAATGAAACCCCTATAGGTAATTGGAAATATGGTAATCGTGAATATAATATTGAATTAGAGGTTTATACGTTATCAGGAAGACAGCGTTTATATGATGTAGTAAGAGAAATTAGACGTATTGCTCATGCAAGAATGCATTCGTTAACGAACTTTCAACGTCAACAATTTATGGATTTTACTGAACTTACTCAAGAACAAGCAAGAGTATGGGCGGGAACTGTAAATATACAATTAGTAAATAACGCAATTTTATTAGAGACTTAGTATAATATAATAATACACTTATCGGGAGGATAAGATTATGGCAATATATAGATCGGATCAAGCATCGGTAACGTTTTCACCTGAAGCGAACCCCGGTGCATTTATTGAAAATGCAACAATAGCAGGAAATGGTGGTGAAATAGGTTCATCTGCCCGAACTTTAGGAGCGGATGCGATAGCTGGTGCAACAACTATTACGTTGAATGACGTAGCAAATGCAAGTTCTCTTGGCGGTAATGGGACGTATTACGCTATTATCGGCAATGATTCAGCATCAGGAACTTCAGGTACTAACTATGGCCCACGAGAGATACGAAAGGTTGTAGATGGTGATGGAACGTCAACCATAACTTTAGATCATCCATTAGCATTTGATCATGCATCTGGTGCGCCTGTAAAAGCAGCAGAAATAGAAGCAGCAGCTTTAGATGCTCTTACCTCCCCCACAGCAAAATTCATTACATGGCTTCCCGGTGTATATGACGCTGTAGATGTACCTGATCCAGAACAAGCTTTTGAACCATATTATATTTTAGGGAGTCAAAATAGAAACTTCTATACTGCCTATCCCGGTCAAGAAACATTAGCTGGATCAATTGGAGGTATGGTATTATTAAATGCTACTCCATTACGTTTTCCATTAGGGAAGCTAGTAACAAAACCTACCAATATTACAGCAACATCTTGGAAGGTAGGTACAGATGCTACATCAAATCGGGCAACTCAAGGGGCTACCAGAGTACCTATATTCGCTGCTGGTTCAACTGCCGCTATAGCTGCGGGTACATATGTAATGTTTGGTTCAGGATCACATGCTAACGCTTCAACATTTTCAACCGCAAGTTCCGATAATTTTGAGGTAAGACAAATACTTGCAGCTTCCGCTAGCGGTGCGGGAACAGCAGGAACATTAGTATTAAATGCTCCTTTACAATTTGAACATGCGGCTAATACGGCTATATCAACAGTTAATGCAGCTGGCCCATTCTATCATACAATATATGAAAAGACTGCCTTAGATTCAATTACAATGAATGTAAATATTTTAGACTCAGGAGAAACTCCGGCTAATACATGGCAACGAAGATATGTAGGTGGTAAGGTTGGTTCAATGGCAATCTCTGCTGAAGAGGGTGGATTAGTTAATGTTGGATGGGATGGTATTCAATTCTTAGATATGATGCATAATGTAAAGAACCATCCTGATCTTCCTGCCAATACTTATATGCCTAGATATGGTTTAATGTCGGATATAGCACCAACTAATGTGGGTAAGGTTGTATATGATTCAGGTGTGACTTATGAACGACCATCAAATGCGCCTTATTACTTTTCACAGGGTGTAGTTAAGATGTTTGGGGATGACCCTTCAGATGGTACGGATGCAGTAAGTTTAGCCCGTGTCCGTAGTTTTAGTATATCGATTGCTAATAACGAAGAACCTCGATATTATATCTCAAATCAACGAGAAGGTAAAAGAGGCCCGACAGAGATATTAGAACAACGTAGAGAATATTCAATGTCTGCAACTATTGCAACAGAAGATTCAGAAGCCACTTACGCCGATTCTCGTACTCTATTTAAAGAACTGTTGTTGGCGGGTGATTATCGAGGAACCCTAGCTTCTCAAACCGCTGGTGATGATGGCGGGGGTTTACGAGGATTTGCAATTGAATTAACTTTTACTAGAAGCACAAATGATTCGATTACGATTCGTATTCCCGGTGAGAATTTTGATAGTAACGCTAATGTTGCTGATGCAGACCCTGATCCAAAAAATGCTACTTCACGGGGTGGCGAACAAGGAGCGTTTATTCGATCTGCAACACACAATGTATCAGATGCAAATCCAATAGAAGCTGATGTTGATATCTTGTTTAGGAGTATGATAATAAATATTAAAGATAGTGAACCTATATATCCATAAGGAGGGATAATGACGAATAAGAATAGTACGAGCGGAGCCACGTTTGATTTTAAAAATTATATAATTGAGAAGACACCAGAAAAGAGGGTAGTGAAGATTCCTGATACTGGTGATGAATTTGAAATAACGATTAAGGATTTATCATGGAGTAAACGAAATCAGTTATTGTCAAAAGCTTTGCAATTTAATCAGGCGGGGGAAACTAAATTTTCAGCTGATATGTATGTCCGAGAATGCTTAAAAGAAATGATTGTAGAGGCTCCGTGGGGAAACACAACAGAAAGTTTTCTTTTACAGATTGATAATAGACTTGGAGCAGCGTTAGAATCATTAGTTCCACAAGCTTTTGATGATGTGGGTGAAGCAGCTGATACAGTAAAAAAAGGGTAACAGCCTATCTTCGGGGGGTCTTACCAGATGCCGAACCTCACGAATTAATTGCTTATAATTATTGGATTATTGTAGTTCATTTAGTGAAACGAGGGATATCATGGGAGGCTCTTAAATCATTTTCGTCAGAAGATATGGCTATGATTTTAGGGGTTATGGATGCGTTGCAAGAACGAGAAAATGAGCAACAAGAAACTTTAAATAGGATGGCAAGTCCAAGGATATAAAATATGGCAACTGTAAATGTTATAATGAAAATGTTAGACGGTGCTGAAGCTGATGATAAGAAAAATGGCGGCGGCGGGGGTAAAGGCGATCCAAAAGAGGAAAGTCAGGATCGTAAAAGTACCCTTAAAAAGCTGGGGCAAGGTGTTAAAAAAATCACAGGCTTACAGTTCGGTTTTAGTGCGTTCTTAAAACAGTCACAGGTCTTTACAAGTATTATAGGTTCTATATTTCAGTTAATTGGAGCCTTAGTTGACGTTATATTAGGCCCATTCATTCCACTTATTATACCATTAATTCAATTCATTGCCAAGCTAATTCCACATGTAGCTAAATTTGCTCAAGCAATAGCGGATAAATTAGTTGCTTTTGTAAATTGGATAGAGAAATTAGTAGATGATCCTATAGGAACATTAAAGGAACTACGGGATAATATTCCAACATGGATTAATGCTCTGGGTGAATGGCTTTGGGATAAATTCACAGGTAGCGGCCCTGTCGTAGAGGCTCAAAGACGAATAGCACAATTAGCATTAGTATTCCCTAAATTTAGAATATGGATTGTGAAATTTGCTTTAAGTTTACCGGGCAAATTAATGAGGCTCGGCGGTAAATTAATAGCTATTATGTTAAAGACCTCGTTACCCGGAATTGGACATCTTTTAGTTAAAGGGTTTGTATACTTAAAAGACTTATTAATTAAAGGTGCAAAAAATCTTTTAAGCGGTATATGGACAAAATTAGGGGAAGTAGTCGGTAAAATTAAGATTCCCGGTTTTGGTACATTAGCAAAAGGTATCGGTAGTCTAGGTAAAGGTGCGAAAGCTGTCGCTATGGGGTCAAAAGCAGTTCCAGTTATTGGAGCAGCAGCCACATTAGGATTTGGAGCCTTTGAAACATATAGAGCATATCAAAAATATGGTTGGAAAGGAGCCGCTGCATATGGAACAAAAACATTAGCAGCATCAGCTTTGACCTTTACTGGTAACTCTGTTGCTGGTATGGCAGTTGATATAGGAGGGTCTGCGGCATTAGGTGCGGCCTTTAAATTGACTGTAGAACAAGAGCATAATGATGGTACGAAAACGACTCAAGAAATAACTCCTGATGGAAGTGGGACATTAGCATACCAAAAGAATTCTGAACAGAGGCAAATTTAGGAGGTATAAATGGCAGCACCAGAACTTGCAGTACTATTAAGAACATGTAAACATACAGAATTATCAAATAGTCTTAGTAATACAACCCTTGCTGGGAATATTACCACTACAAGCCAAACAGATGTATATATAACTAATCTTACGGGTGCATCCGTTGGTATGCTTATTAAAGTTGATGATGAAATAATGCAAATAACTGAGATTGACCTTAGTGCTAATCCTGACGAAGCTACTGTAATTAGAGGGGCTGCAAATACAACAGCAGCGGGTCATAATAACGGTGCAGCTGTTCAATTTTTTGGAAGTCTTACTAACTTTGGTTATGCTTTGAAATGTGATAATGCATCTATTAGTTATGCTAAAACACCGATACAAGTACCTATCCCTCAATCACCACCACAAATTATTGATTTAGGTATTTATAGACCCTCAATTTCTTTATCAGGAACAATAGAAACTGTTGGAGGAGATTCAACAGCCACAGCCCCTGCCTTTGAAGGAATGGAACAAATACTATATACCCGAACTGGTGGTTATGGCGCATCTAGTGATGCTAAAATATACTATATTCCCTATAAAAATAAGTTAGAGGACTTTGCTGCTACTAAATTACATTCGACTACTAAGCCTATAGAGTTAGAATGGGGTGACGCAAGCAGTCCTATTGGGGCAAATCAGACAGGAGGAGCCGTATATCTTGTCGCATTACAACAATTTAGGGTACAAATAGATGCTACTAAAGAAGATAGATACTCATTTAGTATGCAATTTGTTGTAGGGGAAAGGAAGGACTCTAACTAATGGCTAGTCGATCACAATTTCAGTTCTGGAAGAGTTCAAATTCAACATGGGTGACTGCTGAACACAATAATTTTAATGCTGTTATAGGTTTTACGATAAATGATGCATTAGATAACCCTAAATTCTTACAACTCACCCTAAATAATTCTCCAAATGACCCATTTGGTTCAACTTCTGACGCTCAGAAGGGGCCTTTTGCAATTGGAGCGACTAATGAACTGAAAGAATTCCAAAGATGTCGAGTTATAGAGCCTGATACAGGAAATATACTGTTTTATGGTAAGATTTATCGTTTAACAGACGAATTTGATCTAAAATACGGTCAACTTTTACGGATTATTGCTTATGATAACCTTCAAGAGTTAGCAGATTATCCCACACTCGATAAAGAAACTGGTATTTATGCAAAAAATAAGAAGAGATCAACAATAATTAAAAATATAATTAATAGTACTCAGCCTGATAGCTTACGTATTCCTACATCAAACATTTTAACAACAACTGGTTCTGCCCATTTCATTAATAGTAGTGCTTATGATATGTTTGAAGATTCCGCTAGAACTTTTCCTAATGATGAGAGTTCGGGGAGGATTTATCTTAATACTGGTAAGAATCGTGGGTTAAGTGCTATTTTAGAAATTGCAAAAGTTGATCCTCATCAAGCATCAGGAGAAGAAAAAACCTTTGGTTATGATTATTATCTATCTGAGCGATTCACTTCTTTAGGTAACTATACTCCTCCTGCCCAACAATTTAATTATTTTAAACGTGGAAGCCGACCAGCCGCAGTAGAATCAAATAAAACTAATTTTAAAGGTCTACGAATAGAATATCCAACAGCTAGTTTTGCTGAAACGGGTTTACATAGAGTTATGTTAACTGATTACTCTTTTGATCGGGCGGCAGAAGAGGTTTATACACATGGAATTATTAATACAACAGAAGAAATCGCTAGTTATGATGCAAGTACTGGAAAATCTACTACTACTGAGCAACGTAAACATCTTAAATGTGAATTATTAGCAGTAAATTTTGGATCAAGTAATAGTGCTTTTCAATGGTCAGGAAAAGCCTTTGATGCTTCCCAAAAACCCGCTATGTTATCAACAGATGTTGCAGAAATTGTACGGGTTCAGATTAGTGGTACATGGCATGCAATTGGACGTATTCAATATCAATCAGGAACTGTAAATGATGGACATATAATAATTTCTTATGAGGAAGGAGCGGGCCACGAAGATAATATAAATACTCATTTAGCGGCTAATAATACATCGACTCTTACTATTACAGGTGCTACATCGGGTGCTACATGTACAATTATGCCTTCTACAGGCCGTCTATCAAATGCGCAAACGGTAGTTAGACCTCTTAATTTACCGGGGCAAGGCATAGATCAAACTGATGGTCTACGAAGAAAATTAGCAGCAGCATTAATGAAAAGTAAAGAAATATCTATTAAAGGAAGTATGCGAATGTTACAGACTCCTTATAGATATGTTGATACGACTATAAGTAGTGTTAATAGTGCATCACAAATAACCCTTAATCAAATAAATAGTGCAGATATAGATGAACATGGATTTAAGTTGGGCATGACGATTGCAAAAATAGATTCGGATGGTAATGTCACAGCTTATGGATATGCACAGATTATTACAGATAATACTGTAACAGCAACTTTAAATACGGGTAATTGGACAGGATATTCAGGATCAGTTCGTTTATATATGCCTATTAGAGCAGGGCATTATATACATGCAACTAATAGATTACAGAATATTGATGGTTACCATTTTGTGAATGAAGTTGTGTATAGTGAGGGTGAGGCGGTAGCAGCGACACAATTTAATACATTATCGACACAAGCTTCTGATAATACTACTATAGGAATTGGATTAGCACCGGGGGCAGTAACAGCAAATATTGAAAACAGAACTGCCCCTATAGGAGCAATAAGAGATAATTTTGCAATAGCAGCATTACCTTGGACACTAATTCCAGATACAGGCAATACAACAAATGTTATGTATTCAAGTGATTCTGATACTATTACTGTAGTATCATCTATTTTATCATTAGGTAATGGGATGTATCAATATGATATATCAGGTCATACTATTGACGTTTCATTAAACCACACCATAATTTATTTTGATAAAGATGTAAGCACGACTCAATTTCAGAGTGCCTTAAAACAATCATATGTACCAGCCTCAAATCATGTTGTTATTGGATGGGCAAAAGCTGTTTCAAATGTTAATTCAGATTCAAGAGCGATTTTACATATTGGAACGGGTGCTGTTGGGGCTGACGGAACTATAGCTATAGATACAATTGGTTCAATATCACAAACAAACACACCACAAATTGCTAATGATTCGGTTACAGCAGCGCATTTAAAACCGAGTGCTAGACCGTGGACAACTAATATAGAGTTTAAAGGGACTGCATGGAATGCTATTAAATGGTTTAAAGGTCAGAATAATGATGGTTCTGCTGTAGGTAATGAGACTACAGATGCAACATTAGAGTTTGCTAATGGTGATACCCTTACTCTAACCGCAGAAGCTAGTAATTCTCATGCTACTGGTATGTCAGCTGGTACTACTTATTATATGATAATTTCAGGTACTATGACTAATAATTCAACAAAACCTGTTACTCGTACTACGAATTATACAGATGCTTTAGCAGATACAACTATTCTATTAGCTATCATTACTACTGGTGCTGCATATACTAATGATTCTAGTCCGGGGTCTGGGCAAAGTCCTAATATATTACCATTTAATTCTAAATCACCTACCATAAACGCTATTGCAATAGCTTCAGATAGTATTACGACTGATGTTATTCAAGCAGGGGCTATAACTGCTGATCAAATAGCTGCTAATACTATTACTGCTGATGAAATAGCTAGTGATGCTATTACAACGAATGAATTACTTATAGGAAGTGCGACTAATGCTATTGGCGGTTTAACTTCTGGTGGAGACTTAGATTTAGGTTCTATTGGTAGTGGTAATTTAGATAATATTTCAGAAGGAAGCACTAAGAAAACAGTTACTGCAAATGAAAAAACTGGTGCTGGTCGTGCGTATGGTGGATTAAATGCAAGTAATCGAGTATCTCAACCTATAGGAACAGGGGACGGAGCAAAATTCTTTTCTTATGGACAGACATCTGGTACTGCTGTAGTTATAGATAACTTAGGTATTAAAGGTGCGTCTGGATTAGGAGGATCATTCCCAAACTTTACTGGTGGTACAACACAATTTGCTCTGTCTTCAGTCGATGGTAAAGCTTCGGCAGGAGCAGGAAAGGTTGTTTTAGACGCTAATGGTGTTCAAATATTAGCTGTTACAGGTAGTTTAAATACTGCTTCAGCCCTACAATTTAAATATGGAAGTAGTTTAAGTAATGCTGAAAGCCAGAGTACTTATATTGGAATGAGGCTTAGTCAAGTCGATAGTGGTGGTACTAATGGATTTACTAATTTAGATTGGCATCAAACAGTTTCTGATACAACAGCCATGAGTTTTAACTTAATGCGTTTATTAGAGGTTGGAGGAATTACAGGTGCTACTAATCAAACAGGAATATGGCGACCTCCTACATCGGGGGGATCGCTTGGGGAATATCTAAAAATAGCTGGTGGATCAGGAACTATAGATAGTCCCTATGCAACAGAATGGGATACTCCTAGCGGAGGCGGTAGCCATACTCATAGTAGTTCATTAGATGTTACAGTCGATGATTTACTGCTTAATGGATCAATTAAAGATAATTCAAGTTCCTACTGTAAGATAACAATGAACACATCTTATATGGATTTTTATGTAAAAAGAGATAATGTTTCAAGTTCCCAACAAGTTTTGGATTTGGACTCTTATACTACTGGAAGTCAACACCGTGGTGCTTTAGGCATTAGTGGAAATACATCATCTAGTTATTCATTAAAAATATCTTCTCCTGATAGAGCATATCAAACATATGCTTCAAGTTATTGGGCAAACGCTTCTGATGAACGATTAAAAACGGATACCGCTACTTTATCGGGGGCTACAGCAAAAATTAAAGCCCTAAATCCAATAACATATAAATGGTCAGCAGCCTATCAAGCTGCTACAGGACTACCTGATGATACTCATATTGGTTATTTAGCAAATGAGTATGCTACAGTATTTCCAAATGATATTACTACAACCGCTACTGATTTAATACAATTGAGTGACAACTCATATGAAACAGGAGAATACAGTCCAAAAGTAGGTTCTGCTAAAGAAGCTTTACCAGACGGTGCTACTATGCTTGTAGAAAATATTAAAACGATTAATCCTGATTCAGTTGTTCCGTACCTAGTTGCCGCTATTAAAGAGTTAGAGGCTAGGATTGCAGCATTAGAGGCTGGATAATGCCTAGACGTAAATTAACATCCAGAGAAAGAATACGTAAATTTAGACGTAAGAATCCTACAATGCCAGCATCAGAAATAGCTAAAAAGCTTAACTTGACAAGAGGTAGAGTTTCCCAGATACTTAAAAGTGAGAATATGATTACAGCTTTTCCACAACATAGTAAAGTATATTATTGTTTAGTTTGTAATGATGTTCTAGAAAAACGGGGAAGATTCTGCAATTCTGAATGTAGGTTTAAATATTATAGAATTAAAGTAAATTGTAGCTATTGTACAGTACCTTTCTATCTTAGAAGGGGTGAAATAATACAAAGACATCAACGTGGCTATAAAAATGTATACTGTTCTAGAAAATGTTTCTACAGGAGTGAACGTAACGACTAAAAACTTGACACGACCATTTACCATATGATACAATCTTCATAAATCCGAGAGGAAAAACACTTACATATACGTAAGTGAATAAATATAAGGAGAAATATATATGGTAAATCGATTTGGAAATAATATAAGTAGAAGAGTATTAGGGGATGTATTCACAGAAATGAATAAAGTCTTTGATACTAGTCTTACAGATGGGATACTACCCTTAGATATCATTGAATATGATGATTCTTTTAAGATACAGGTAGCTGTTCCCGGTTTTAGTAAAGAAGAAATGGTAGTTAAGGTAGAAGATAGTGCTTTAGTTATAAAAGCAGAGAAAGATACCAATACTACAGAAGATACAGAGGCAAAATACCTTTATAGAGGAATAACTTCCTTTAATTTTGCTAGACAACTACCAAATATTGAAGAAAAGTTTAAAGTTGATTGTGAATCAATCACATCTGCGTATGAAAATGGTATTCTTACCATTACAATGCCGAAAAAAGCCGAACTGCAACCCAAAACAGTTGATATAGAGGTTAGGTAATGCGGATGTTAATCATTTCTAGCGTTGTGGCGGGAGCGCATTTCTTTGAAGACCTAGCATTAGTGCTATTGGGACGGTATACTGAAATAAATATACCGATCCTAATGGTAGCTACGATCTTATTTGGTATTTTAATTGGGGGGGTATCCCGCAACCCCACAGTAAAGAGGTATTTAAGTAAGTAATGGAAATTAATGACGATTTAATTAGACAATGGGAACCTAAAATAGTTCGTATGCTTTCAAATACTTTTGTTATAGGTATGGATTGGGACGATTTGGCTCAAGAATTACGTATAGCTATAATGAAAGCGGCGCATGGGTTCGATGAGGATAGAGGTGTTATATTTCATACATACCTCCATACCTCAATGGTTAATACATTACGAACTTTAATCTCTAAAGCACAGCGTCATCAACAGCCTATAAGCTTAGACGCTGTATATTATGATGATGAGCAGCCTTTATTAGATCAGTTAGCTGATTCTTTGGCTGTAGGAATAGATGTAGACAATGATTTAGAACTAAGAGAATTATTAGATTCTTTAGATTTAACTGAAGAGGAGCGTAAATATATCTTATTACGTATTGAGGGGTTAACAATGGAAGAAATTACAGAGGATTTAAAGAGTTCTGCTTATAAAATTAAAGATAGTTTAAAAATTAGGTTGGAGTATTTACTAGATGCTGGGAAGTAAAAAGCAAGATTTTGGATTATTTAAAACTCGCTTGACAGATGATTCGACAACCTATACAATTGTCGGTGTAAAACATGAAACTGAAGAAGTTATTCGTTATGGAACGTTTAATACAGTAAGTGAAGTGAAAGAAAAGTTAAATAAGATTACAGATCGAAAGATAATATTATCAGTTTATACTGATGCTAATCGAACTGTATATCGAGAGGAGAGATAAGAATGGAGAGTTTTGATTATATTGAGTCTGGTATTATTTTTGGGTTAGATACTAAAAATAATCTTAGAACATTTAATAAGCATTCTGTGGATTTTTCTGTTCATGGTGATGCTTATAGATTTGTAATAAAATATTTTGATGATTATGGGGAGTTCCCTAGTGAAGCTACATTAGTGGAGAATTTTCCTAGCCTTGATCCGTCAGCACAATCCTTAAAATGGGAATATGCTACTAAGATATTTGGTAATCAAGTTTTGTATAGGAAAATGGTTGGATTAATTAACTCTAATAGGGATTTAATTCATACCGAACCTAAGAATGCAATGACTAAGATTATGGCGGGTCTACAGGATTTAGAGGTCTTGCATGATGATGATATACAAAGTTATACAAAATCATCAGGATCGAGATTAGATGAGTGGCGATCCCGAAAGGAACGCCGTAAATTAGGCGATGGTATTATGGGAGTACCTACAAGTTTCCCTAGTGTCAACTCTACAGGTATTGGATGGCTTCCGGGAGAACTAATCTCGGTATACGCTAGACCTACAGTAGGAAAAACATGGATGTGTGTTCATGCCGCAGCTACAGCAGTTGCAAAAGGTTTTAGAACCTTGTTAATTTCTACTGAGATGCCAACTAATCAAATCAGTTTACGGACTGATGTGGTGCTTGCTAATATGATGGGATTTAATTTATCGCATAAAGCTATAAGATCAGGAGATCAGATAGATGAGGGAGAGTACCAACGATTCCTTGATGCTATTCATGATCAACAATTATTGATTTGTGACCATATAGAAGGGGCAACAAGTATATCTGTAGAGAATATTGCAGGATTAATTAGGAAACATAAGCCCGAATTAGTCGTTATTGATGGTATATATCTTATTAATACAGGAGTAGGTAATAGGAAGGCTATGTGGGAACAGTCACATTCTGTTTTTTATGGGATGAAGAACTTAGCCCAAACAACAAACACCCCAATATTTGTTTCTACTCAGGCGAATAGAGATGCGGCACATATGTATTCTCCACCTCGTCCTGATCAAGTAGCCTTTGGGGACGCTTTAATTAGGGCTTCAGACGTAGCTATGGCTATGTCATTAGTAGAAGATGAAGATAATAAACGATTAGTACAATTTCAAAAGTACAGAGATGGAATTCTTCCAATAGAGACAACTGCCATGCAATGGAATGTCGATAGCGGAGAAGTTCATGAAACCACATTCGGTGGATTATATTAAAGGAGGATAGCATGAGTTTAATTAATTGGTTTTTAGGTTCTCATAAAGAAGAGCATAAACATGATCACAATGAAGATGGGATTATAGTGAGAACTGTAAAAAGTAAAGGCCCCACAGCAGAACAGGTAGCACTTACCGTGGGAAATATTCGTAGTGGCAAAGTAACTGATACTACTGGATATACTAGCGATGTGGTTTTATTCTTACGAAAAGGCAAGAAATAATGGATTGGGGAAGTATTCTATTAGATATGGGAATAGATACACCATCTGATAGAGATGAGTTTCAGATTCCTTGCCCTTTCCATAATGATTCACGACCTTCATGTTCAATTAATATTGAAAAAGGAATGTGGATTTGTTTTAGAGGATGTGGGCAAGGGAGTTTGAAGTCTTTTATAGGACAGTACTTAAACTTTAATTCTGACGAAGTAGAACAGTACCTACTTAAAAATGGTATACAGATAGAACTTTGTTCATTTGATGGTTTTGACGTTGAGGATCAGGAGTTAGATGAGATTGAAATACCTTATCAGAAAGGATATGTCCCCGATTGGATTTTTGAACGAGGCTTTGATAAGCAAACATTATTAGAATGGGAGTGTGGAATAGATACATATAGAAATCTAGTCATTCCCATTCATGATAATAATAGTAGAGAGGTCGGATGGGTAACCCGACAGCATAAACAAGAACCTAAATATTTATATTCTAAAGGTCTAAAGAAATCTAAAGTTTTATTTGGCAGTCATAAAATATCTAAATGTGATTTTGTCTGTATTACTGAAGGTACTCTGGATACTATGTGGTTAAATCAAAATGGATTTAATTCTGTAGCTTTATTAGGCGCACATATGTCTAAAATCCAAGAGGAACTTTTAGTGAAACTACCCACAAATGAATTAGTATTATGTTTAGATAATGATGAAGCAGGACGTATGGGAAGTGAGAAAATTAGTACTTGCATCTCTAAACGCTTTGTGATATCATATACACAGTTGCCAACTGAATATAAAGATGTGCAGGACATTAGAAATAAAGAACAGTTACAACAAATAATAAATACAAGAACATTTTGGTAATATAAAGGAGGAATTTATTATGACAAGTGGTATTGCAAGAATAGCACAAAAACAAGAGAATATAGGAAGTGGAAATTCGGGTGGAGGAACTCCCGGAAGGGAAGTTTGGTTTAGAGATGGTGATCAAGCCTTCTTAACACCTGTCGCAACTGGCGAAGAGGGTGATGAGAGATTTGATGAAATCTATATGTATACGTATAGAGTAGATAATCGTTGGACAAACAAGCTGTCCGATGATGGGATTGATACTAGTGACATTCCTGAAAACACTAGGCCCGCACATAAATTCGCTTTTTGGGCATATGTACATGAAATTCTGCACCCAGAAAGACGTAATGAGTCGTGGATGGAAATACAGGGGCCAAGTGGAAGGAAACTTTATAAGGAAGAGGTTAATGACTTCAGAGTTATTGCTCTAACTTTTGGACGATCTAACTACATATGGAACCAGTTAGTGGATATATACAACGATTGGGGAGCCTTGGATAAAGGTGTAATGCGAATTAAGAGGACTGGTACTGGAATGTATGACACATCATATACTCTAGCAGCTACTGCTCGTAGTGAGGAAATCCCTGCCGATAAGTTGACAGAGATTGATGATCTGCCAACTATTAAAGGTTACTTTAGAGAGCGATACGGTGGTACACCCGCCCCGTCTCTCAACGGGTCAGCTAGTGCTGAAGTAGTAAATCTAACTACTGACAAGGAAAACTTGTTTAGTTAATATGCACAGACAAGATACGGAGTATGGTTTAAAGGGATTTTACCGCTCACCGATCGTGGCAAGGCTTGCTGTAAAGGCTATACCTGAAAGCCTACTAAGGAGAAATAATGATAGTTGATAATTTAACAGATTTTGCAGAAGTATTAACTCAGTTACGTTCTTCAGATACGTGGATAGTAGATGTTGAGACAAATGGTTTAGATTATTTTGGTATGAATCAGATATGTGGGATTGGGATCGCAGTAGAAAATGCAGCGTATTACTTTCCTGTAAGGCATCAACAAGGAACAAATCTACCTCCTACAGCATTAAAAGAATTAATAGATGTAATGAATTTAAGAAAGAGTTTAATTGGTTATAATGTTAAATTCGATCTTCACTTTTTACAGCAGGACGGTTTAGATGTAACTAATATAGAATTAATTGATGTATTAGTAATGGTTAGATTAACAGAACCCGCTGTAGTGAAAGATTTAGATTTAACAAGCACTTTAAAACGTAGTTATGGTGATGAGGCAGGGGCTTATGATATAGAAACTAAAAAAGTGTTGCGTTCCAATAAATGGAATAAAGACTTTTCGTTAGCCCCACCTACTATACTAGGCCCTTATTGTATAAAAGATGTTGAGTGGACTAGAACATTATATAATGATAGATTAGCTAAGTTAGAAGCTACTAATCAAATGGATATTTTTGAAATGGAGAAAGCTTTAACTAAAGTTTTATTAAATATGGAAGAGTCTGGAATCTCAGTAGATACTAAATATGCAGAATATGTTATGGGAAAGATTGAACAGCGTAAAAGTGAAATAGAAAGGCAGATATATAGTGATGTTGGAGAGTTTAATATAAATAGTACGGCACAGTTAGGTGAGGTATTTAACAACAATGGTATTTTTTCACCAGAAACTACACCTAAAGGTAAGCAATCTTGGGGTGAAGCTGCGTTGATTCAAATTAATCATCCTCTTGCAGGACTAGTTAGGCAATATAGGACATTAGAAAAATTAAGGTCTACATATATAGAACCTTATTTAGAGAAACCTGTTATGCATACATCTTTTTGTAATTGGGGTACGTTAACTGGTAGGCTTTCATCACGAGAACCTAACCTTCAAAATATTCCCCGAAACTATTTTAGATTGTCAAATGAGGAATTAACAGAAGATCAGTTGCGAGATGTACGGTCTAGGGTATCAGCTTTGATAGCATCTAAAGGTGGCTCGTCTCAAACCGATTTATCTGATAATGTGATTCAAACATGGGGATATTTAGGGGATGAATATTATGATGATACTGATCCTACTCAAATAGCTATTCGTAGATTATTTATATCCCGACCTGAAAAAACATTAATTGGTTTTGACTATTCTCAAATGGAAGTTAGAGTCTTTTTAAGTTATTTACAGAACGAGGAGATTAATGAGTTACTTAAAAGATCAGATACTGATTTTCATGGTGAAGCAGCTAAATTAGCTTTTAATGTTGATGAGGAGTCTAAGGACTTTAAGTTTTATAGGCAAATGGCGAAAGCGATTACCTTTGGAACTATATATGGAATTGGGCGTAATAAACTCGCTGTACAATTAGGAACTACTCCTATTGAGGCAGGACGGTATAAAAAGCAGTATTTTGCAGGGTTGAAAGGGTCAAAAGAATTTTTTGATTCTGTAGTTAGTACGGTAGAGAGTAGAGGATGGATACGAAATAGATATGGACGCTTATATAGGATTAAAAAAGAGTTAGGCTATAAAGGAGTTAATTACCTTGTTCAAGGCACAAGTGCTGATATATTAAGTGAACGAATGATTTCAGTTGCTCAATACTTAGCTGATAAGAAAAGCAGAATGTTATTACAAGTTCATGATGAGATCATTTGTGAAATAGATAACTCCGAGTTAGAAGAAGTACCTAACCAAATTAAATCTTTATTAGAGCAAAATAGTTTAGATATACCATTATATGTAGATATGGAAGAATGTTCGCCATCATGGGCGACTAAAAAAGACTTTATGTATGAACCAGTCGTAAAAGAATCATGCGAAAATTATATAGATTGGGAGTGAAAGATATGAAAAAGAGAAAAATATTTGGGATTGTGGCAGGAGTAATTGGCGGAGCAGCTGGAATTGTTGGAGGTGCATATGCTACCTATAAAGCTAATAAACGTTATAACGAATATAAAGAGTTAAAAACAGAGATAGATTCTATTCCACATCCTATTGATTATAATTATGGTAAAAAACGAGGTAGTTATGACAGAAATAGTTAATACTCCACATGGAACCGCATCTTTAAAAGACAATCCTCAATGGGGAGATAAATTAGAGATAGCTACAAGAATACAGGATTTAGATGATAGGATAAAAGCGATTCAAAATTCATGGTACAGAGCAGATGAAAATAGTAAAGAACATAGAGAGTTATATTCAGAAACATTAGATAATGTAATACGTTTAGCTGCTTTTGCATCAGGACTTGGAGCAGATTTACATGTATATGTATTAGATAAGGTTCAGAAATGGGAGAAGGAAGATGCGACAGAGTGAGGGTACATTTGATCAGGCGTGTCGTAACATCGCTTTAGAGGTGGCTAGGACGGTCATAGAGAAGCATAAAGACTACGGCCCTGATAATATACTAGTTTTCAAAGAACAGGGCTTAATCGTCCGCCTATGGGACAAAATAGGCAGATTAAAACACTTGTTATGGACAGCTAAAACGCCTAAACATGAAGCAATAGAAGATAGCTTTACTGATATAGCAGGATATGCTATAATTGGTTTAATGCTACAAAGAGAATGTTTTACACTTAAATTAGAGGAGGAACAAGAATGGCAAAAGTAAGTATGCATTTAGGGTTTACATTTAGAGTTGGAGACTTAGCAACAAATCAATATGCTAGGATAGACTTGAATGTAGATCAAATCGACACCGAAGTCCCGGTTGATGTTCAATTAGCCGAGGTTAAAGATACCGCTAATCAAATCTGGGGGTATATGAAGGATGAAGTCGATAATAAAATAACAGAGGTATTAGATGAAGGATCAAGCAATTAAAAACGAGGTTACTAGGGCAATAGTCTTAGAGGCAGTTCTTGCAGAAAGAGAGCGTCAAGATACAATGTATGGTAACCAATCAGGACATTCAGATGAATATTGGAATGTCATAGCAACAGAAGAGAATGGTGAAGTAGCACGAGCCATTTGGGAAAAAGACGATGAAAATATGTACGAGGAGATTATTCAAGCCTGTGCTGTATATTTTGCATGGGCAGAAGCGATCCATCAACGTAAGGAGGGTTAAATGAAAAATAGTGCTGAAGATGTAATAGAATCATTATTACAAAACAAAACAATGAATTTAAGGAGGGGAGATAGTGACGACTTTTCTTTTGGAAGAATCCCTTTCAATATCCCTGTTCTTGATAATCTTACTGGTGGTGGCATACCTAAAAAGAGAATGACCATTTTATATGGCCCAACTAATGTAGGTAAGTCATATTTAGCCTCTCAGGTTGTCGCAAATGCACAGAGAAATGGAGGGACTACAGCGTGGATAGATACAGAATTATCATGGGACTCAGCTTGGGTTGAGAAATGTGGTATTGATTCATCAAAGGTTATGGTTGCCCAACCGATCAATGGTGAAGAAGCAATGGATACAGCTAGAGAATTAATGAGGGCAGGAGTAGACGTAATAGTTTTAGACAGTATTGCAGGACTAGTTCCTACAGCAGTACATGATGAAGACTTTTCTTATAATCCAATGGCATGGCAAGCACGATTTGTAAATAGTTCATTGCCTAGAATACTACCTAATTTAAAACACGGTTCAGCTTTAGTAGCTATTAACCAAGTTAGAAGTAGTATTGGGCCTGTAGCCTTAGATAATATGCCGGGTGGGTTAGCCCAAGCTTTCTTTGCCCACTTCTTATTACAAGTCAGACGAAGTGGTTGGATTAAAGAAGGAACTACTAATGTTGGTTTTGATATGGAAGTCCGATTACGTAAGAGTAAAGTTGGGGGCGAGAATTGGAATTCAGCTACCGTACCATTTAGAGTGGAAGGTGGAATTGATGTTACTGAAAGTTATATCCGAGATGGGATTGAGGCAAAATTAATTACTCAATCAGGCCCGTGGTATGCATATAAAGAACAGAAAGCTATGGGTTTGAATGGAGTCCGTAAATTATTTACAGAGAACCCAGACTTGTTTGAGGTGCTTAAAAGTGAACTTGCGGCCTAAAGACTATACTCAACAAGAGCAGCATATTCAACATTTACTTGATGAATGTGGGTTACGATATGACACACAATATTCATTTATTAATTATATAGTAGATTTCTGGATTGCTGAAATTGGATTAGTTATTGAAGCGGATGGGGTTTACGGGCATCTTAAAAAACGAGATGTAAAACGTGATATGGAATTATTAGAGATACCAGCTATTACAAACGTATTACATATTAAGGAAACAAATAAGGAGGAGATTAAAAAGGTTTTATGGCAAGCATTAGACAACTTGTAAAACAACAAAAGAAAAAGAAGCCGAGAGCGAAATCTTCTAAACCCAGAGTTAAGAATCAAGATAGGTGGTTTCTAAAGCAGATAGACAGCGTATTAGGTTATACTAGACCGTGGAAAGCTGTTCAGAAGTTTTACCCATCTGCATTAGGGAATAGATGTGATCGATATTTATATTTTGCTTATCACGGTGGATTACCCGCACAGGAAGTAACCCCACAAACACAGCGTATATTTGATACGGGTGGGGCGTTTGAGACTAGGATGGAGAAATATTTAAGAAAAGCAGGATTATTTTTAGCTGCTGAACAAACATTAAAGTTTGATAATCCACCTATTTCAGGACGATACGACTTTTTAATACGGTATAAAGATACAGATAGAGCAATAGTAGAGTTAAAAACTATTAATGCACGAGGGTTTGAAAATTTAATCGATCAGCCCAAACCTGAACACGTTATACAATTACAGATATATTTAAACCTAATGGGATTAAAAAATGGAATTGTAGTGTACGAAAATAAAAATGATCAAGATATGAAAGCCTTTAAAATAGTTAAAGACAAGAAAGTATGGGACGAAATATTAGAGAGGTGTATTCGTATTATGAATATGACTCCGAATGAAGTTCCTCTTGAATGTACAGGTGAATTTTATTGTGCTTGTAGGGAGGTAAAAGATGAAAATAGAAACAAAGCAAACAGCATGGAGTCCAATTAAAGCGTTAGCAAATGCAGAAAATGAACTACGTACATTAAATATACCACAGTTTAAAACAGATTTATCTGATAGGGACGATTTAGAGTTTGCAAATTTAATGAATCATGATAATCGTAAGCTAGAAGAATTTTTAATTGCTTACGGTGGATATAAAGCATATTTAGAAGCCCAAGTAGCTGATTGTGAAGCTAAACGAAAAGCCTTAGAAGCTGCTTTTGATGAAGGATATGCAACTGCCATTTTTAGAATTGCAGAAGAACGAGAAGATGGGGGGCAGAAAAAGTTAACCAGAGAAGAAGTTAGAGGTGCTGCTCTTAGTAAGTACCCTTCTCTAAAAGAATTACGCCAAGAAATAATAGAACAGTCAGCCCTACATCAGAAAATGGGAGGTTTATTAAACGCCTATAAATCTGCCTATGACGCAGTTTCTAGAATAGTAACTTTGAGGACTTATGGGGAATCAAGAAACAATAGTTAATAAATATTATTTAGGTTTAGACTGTTCTAGTAAAGCAATTCATGGCGTAATAATTAACCAGAACGAAGAGATTGTTGCTCAGTATAAATGGGGTAGCAAAGAGAAAGATTTTGATAGCCGTTTCCAATCTTTTAGTAGGGAATTTTTGGCTGAACTTAGTACAATAAAACATACCCTTTTATTAAGGAATGATATGTTAGCTGCTGTGGAATCTGCGATTTTTATCCAGAATCCCAAGGCCACCATTTCCATTGCTTCAGTAATTGGAGTTGTCCGTTTTGTGTGTGATATACTAAACATAAATTGTTGTTATGTTGACAATACAAAATGGAAAAGGCAAATAGTAGGAAAAGGAAACTGTTCAAAAAAAGAAATTAAACAGTATGCAATAGACAAGTGGGGTGAAGTATTTAAAGAGCAAGACTTTGCAGACGCTGCTTGTATTGCACTATGGAAGAAACAGGAGGATATAAATGGAACCCAAGAATAGCCCAGATCAGATTAGAATTCAATATAATGAATCATATCATGAAAGACTGGAATATAAAGATAAGTTACCTGAAGGGGTAACAGAAGAAGATATGAAAAACGAATTTGGCAAGATTGTTTGGTGTGAATTTAAAGATTGTTTTTGGAACAAACGAGTAGTTGATTATCAAAGAACTCAAGGAACTGTTCAGGGAAATAAACATTTTAAACCACTCAACGAGCAAGAAGCTATTTTTTCACGAATATGTGGTAGAGAAGATGAAATTGTAATTAGGCATAGACCTGTACGTAATACGACAGGCGGTAAAGTAGATGTACCTTATTGTCATGTAGCTGCAAAAAACGGTAAAACAGGTCATATAGATTTTTCTAGACTTATGCAAGCTGATGGTTCTCCATATGGAGGAAATATAGATTCGCAAGCTGTAGGAAAATACGGTGGCGGATACGCATTTGGATCAGGTAATGCCTAAGAAACTACCTGAAGAGGTAAAACTTAAAGCGTTAGAATTGTACTTAGCTGGGGATAATACCGCAGAAACAATCTCTGATGAATTAAGTAAAGAATTTAATGTTAAGGTAGCCACCTCAACAGTTTATTCATGGATTAAGTCAGACGGGTGGAAAGATACAAAATTAGCCACCCGTGCTGATGCTATAACAAAAGTACAGGAATCTGAAACACAGCGATATGCGAGATTACAAGAAGAGCATTTAAATGAATATGAATCATTACGACATAAAGCTGTAAATGAATTAGGTACTTTAACTTTTAATCGTGCTTTTGATGCCGCTAAAGCATTAGATTTAAGTATTCAAGGGGAGCGGCATGTAATGGAAGGTTTAATTAATCTTCAATTTGTACAGGATGTTATGTCTGTATTAATTGATGAAATTCAAGACCCTGATTTATTACAACGAGTTGCTTTTAAATTAAAAACATTAGTACAAAAGGATGGAGATGGTTAAATCAAACGATGTAACAACATTTAGTAAAGCTTTTGAATTATTATCTGACGGCTTAACTACACATACAACAACTCGTATTGGAAGCTTTTGGGAGTTTCTTAGGGACATATGGTCGCAAGGATTTGACCACCCAGAATATTTTCAAGCATGGCACGTTGGACAAGTAGCAGAAGATATAGAAGAATGTTTACAGGAAGGCTTAAATTATGTAGCTGTGTTACCACGGTTTCATTTTAAGTCAACCATATTAGGACATGCCTTTAGTGTTTGGAGATTATTACAATCGACACGAGACATGTCAGTCTTATATTTATCTTATAGTGATGGTATGGCTAAGTATCATATATCTGAAATCAATAAAGAAATCTCTAGGAATCCTATTCTTTCAGAGATGATGGTAAATAGGACTCCAAAAGCTGATTATTCATTTAGGTATTATTTACAGAATAAACCTATTGAAATTATGCATGGAGGATTGTTTTCTTTTAAAAGAGGTATGCACGTTAATGGGGCATTAATTGCAGATGACGTTTTACGTGACCCTGAAAATCCTTTAAATACGGGGCAGATTACAAAAGTAGAAGACCATTTTATGACGGAAAGTTTATTCATTCCCTTAAAAGGTGTACCTACTATTGTATTAGGAACCCCCATGATGCCGGGTGACCTCTTGACAAAGTTACAAAAAGATGATAGATTTAAATCTAGAGTCTTACCAGCATTAGACCCTGCCCCAAATAGGCGAGTTTTAATGCCTGAGTTATACTCAGAAGAATGGTTACTACAGCAACAAAAAGCAAGACCTAAGTCTTTTGCTTCAGAGTTTTTGTTAGTACCACATTTTTCGACTGAATCATATTTTGATAAGGAAGATATAGAAAATTTAGAAGACCCAGAGTTGAGGAATCTACCTACAACTAAACCGTATACAGAATCGGTTGATGAACAAATATTCGCTGGGTTTGATGTGGGGAAAAAGAGACACCCATCACATCTCGTTATTTTCAGAAAGATTGGAGATAAAGTGGAGCAGATACACCAATCATGGTTAGATGGTTGGAGTTATTCAGATCAAGTAGAGTATCTGAACGAAGTGGCAGAAAACTTTAATATTACACGGGGTTATGTAGATAATACTCGTGGAGAATTAGAGGATAGAGGATTAGACCATAAATGGCGATCTATGTCGTTTACATTAAAATCTAAGAATACGATGGCTCATATATTTGAGCAGTTCGTACATTCTGGGAATTTAAAACTGCTTCAAGATGAACGACAAACTCAACAGATTTTATCTGTAAGTAACGAATTGAAAGCACCTGAAACACCTATGGGACACGGAGACGCATTCTTCTCAGTTGCAATGGCATTACAAGCATGTCATGAATTATCGCAAGATGTTTATACAACAGTAGGGAGTGCTACAGATTGGTTAGAGGCGGTATCGCCCGGAGAACAATCAGCACCAAAGGCAAGCGTACAAATAGAAGCTACATTACGTGGCAAAAAAGATGGAATAGAAGATTTAGAATCAGGAGACACTCAGTTATCATGGAATGATACGAATCAACTTGGGGCGACTGCTCCAAATCCTGACTGTCAAGAAAGCATCTGTGTCGAATCGTTTTGGGTTAAAGCAAACAATTTATGTCTCTACTGTGGATATCGAGGATAATTTTAAGGAGGATTTATACATATGACAACTACGTTAGCACCACATGCTGAAACTGTGGCGAGGAATCGTTACTATTTAAAAAATAATAAAGGGGAAACTGTCGAAGATGGAAACGATTTATTTAGTCGGGTGGCTGAAGCAATTGCGAAAGTCGAAGATGACTACCTTACTTTACCTGTTGAAAAGGATTTACTTAAACAGGAATTTATAGATATAATGGAGAAATTAGAATTTGTTCCAAACTCTCCAACTTTAATGAATGCTGGAACTGAACAAGGAACTTTATCAGCATGTTTTGTACTACCTTTAGAGGATAGTATGCAGGACATTATGAAAACTGCTCATGATATGGCAATGGTTCAGAAGTTTGGAGGAGGGACAGGTTTTTCATTATCTCATTTACGTCCCGCAGGAACTAGCATTAAAACAACTCATGGTAAAGCCTGTGGCCCGATTGAAGTATTAAAGACTCTTTCACGAGTATCTTCTATGGTCACGCAAGCTGGGAAACGTGACGGTGCTAATATGGCAGTAATGTCAGTATATCATCCCGATATTTTAGATTTCATTGCTTGTAAAGCTACTGAAGGAGACATTCATAACTTCAATATTTCAGTCGGAGTCGATTCTAGATTTATGAAAATGGTTGAATATGATATGACATATGGATTAATTGATCCACATACTAATCATTTAGTCGATACTGTTTCTGCTAGATATGTTTTTAATAAGATAGTTGAGGGGGCATGGAGAAACGGTGAACCCGGAATGATTTTCTTAGATCAAGTTAATAGGGATAATAAAGTTATAGGGCAATATGGTGAAATGATTGCAACAAATCCATGTGGTGAACAGCCACTTCTTGGAAATGAATCATGTAATTTAGGATCAATTAATGTTGCCAAGTTTTATCAGAAAGCTGCAAGTTATGATGCATCAGGTTTAGTATCAGAGGATAGTTCATTATCATGGGAGGAACATATTGATTGGCAACGATTAGCTAAAGTTACAAGACTGTCTGTAAATTTCTTAGATAATGTTATCGATGCAAATTATTATGCTACTCCTGAAATTGAACAGATGACTAAAGCAACTCGCAAGATTGGCGTAGGTATAATGGGATTTGCTGATCTATTAATACAATTAAGAGTGCCTTATAATAGTGAAGATGCAAGAAAGATTGCAGGATTACTTATACAATATATAACACGAGAAGCTGATTTAGCATCCCTCGATCTTGCAGCGAAAAGAGGAACCTTTCCTGCATGGGAACAGAGTTCATTTAATCATGTAACTGAGGCGTATCGAAATGCTTGTCGTATGACTGTGGCTCCAACAGGAACTATATCTATGTTAGCAGACTGTTCATCAGGTATAGAACCTACGTTTGCATTGGCATGGAGAAAACAAAATATTTTAAAAGAGGAGACAGGAGAGGCTCAAACATTAATGTATGTAAATAAATACTTTGAGCAAGAAGCTAAAGAACGAGAGTTTTATTCAGAAGATTTAATGGACTTTTTAGCTGAAGGGGGTAGTCTTCAAGATCGAGATGATGTTCCTGATGATGTAAAACGAATCTATATTACATCTCCAGAACTAACTCCTGCTGAACATGTTTTAATGCAAGCAGCATTTCAACCTCATGTTGATTCAGGAATCTCTAAAACTATTAATATGCCAAATGATGCAACTATTGAGGATGTATATGAGACGTATATGTTAGCATGGAAGACTGATTGTAAAGGAATTACAGTCTATAGGGCTGGAAGTCGAGAAAAAGAAATCCTTGTAAAAGGGACTAAAAATGAAGAGATGACGTTTGATTGTTGTGAAAATCCAAATATTATATATGAAAGCGGTTGTCATAAGTGCTTATCTTGTGATTGGAGTGCTTGTGAAATTGCATAATTCGGAGTTATCTAGTATAATAAAGTAGGGAATTTATTATTTCCTAGTACTGAAAGAGAGGTGAGAGCATGATACAACGGTTTTTAAAGAGTATTTTATCAGTTATAGCAATACCTGAATTTAAAATGCCGACTATTAAGTTACCAAAGATTAGTTTTAGTTTGCCACATATTACCTTACCAACGTTGGTTCTTCCTGTAAAACGGATAGCTACAACTTTGGGGGCGATAAATACGGCATTATTAGTATTAATGGGCGGTTTTGGTTTGCTGTGTTCGTATATTAATCCGATCCCTGCACTCGCCCCTTATATATCCCTTAGTATAGCAAATAGGCTTTTTGATTTTGTTGTTTACTTACAAGCAAATCTAATAAATACAGTTGCTGCATCGTCAGGTTTAATTGTACTTGGATTACTATTACATGTAAGTAATTTCAGAGCGTGGTGGCAAACAATTAAAGCTGCTCCAATGGCAGTTATTAGATCACCAATTGCTCTATATAGAAAGATTACCGTATGGAGAAATTGGCTATTAGCCAAGATTGAATATTTGAATTCTGAGTCAGCGAAATGGAAGACAACCTTTAAAATTATGATGTCTCCATATTCGTTCTTGAGAATGATGGGTCTAAGCCCACAGATGGCTATTGGTTTATTAGCAGTAGGTGGTACTGCGGGTACTGGAGTTGTTGTAAATGAGACGGTCTTAGCCGATAGAAGCTTCACAAATGGAGACTCAGGCATATATGCTGCTCCCGCTGAACATCCATCTCCTACATTAGAACAAACAATGGCGTGGAGGAAAGAGAATAAAGAAGATAATACGTTACGAATTGTTCTATCTGATACACCAGTAAGAGAAATTAAAATAGAGAATGTATCTGTAGGAACTGTATATAACGGTTCAGCTATACCTTCATCAGCACATACGTCTGCTGGCGGTACTGCGGCTTCGGCTACAGCAGTATTGATTGGGGGTACAGTAGTAGCTGGAGAGAACGCTGTCCCTACCTTCCTAGAGGTAGGAGAATTACTGATCGAAAAGTCAAGATGTACGATGATGTATTTTGATAATATAACAGCGCATACGATCAACGTACTTGGAAACGCTTCAGATGGTCAATCAATAAATACTACACCGGGAACCTCAAGAATGAGGGCAGTCGGTGGAGGTCATCATCAGGCTGAAGCAATGGTGACTTCAGGCGGATCGTACGATAGAATCCATATCGATGCCCCTACAAGTGCAAAAAATGGTAAGATAGATAAGCTAACTTTAAGTAATTTGTATACGGAAGGTGGTGCTTGTATATTTGACCGAATGAAAGTTGGTACTATGACTATTAAACTTAATGAAATAGGGGGCGGTGGTAATGCTGGAGCCTCAGACGGATTTGCTACTAAGGAATTTAAGATACATCAAAGTGTGACAGCAGCCAATTGGAATGTATCTGACAACGTTGAAGTTGCTATTGGCGCACCTACTGAAACATTAACTAACGAGTAGATGGTATTATGGGTTGGAAGAACTCAGATTTATGGGGGCTGTTAATACAAGTAACAGTCCTCATCGCCGTCTTAGTTTTAGTAGGAACTATTGTATCAGAGGTGTTAAATGGCTAGAAGAAACTGGACAAAATGTAAATGTGGTGTTAAACTACATGTGAAGAAAGAACGCAGACTATGTTATGTTTGTGAGAGAAAACAACGTAAGGAGGCGCAATGAAGAATATAACCGTCTTTACATCAAATGGTTGAGGCCCATGTGCTATGACCAAGATGTGGTTAAAAGATAGGAAGTACGATTTTACAGAATACAATGTTTCAACAAATCCTGAGTATGCAGATGATTTAGTACGAATGGGATTTAGAGTTACACCAGTAACTGTAATTGATAAGGAGACAATGATTGTGGGCTTTAGTCCGCAGAAATTAACAGCAGCTTTAGAATAGATTTAAGGAGAGAAGTAAAATGATAGGGAATATGTTAAGAGATAGAGAAGTACAATATGTAGCAATTAAGGATGATCTTACAAATACATGGCGTATATTAGATACATGGCACGAAGATTTAAAATCTTTACAGCCTGAAGATGAAATCGATGATGATAGTGAAGCAGTAAAGATATTAACGGAAGGAGAATTTATCTCAATCGTTAAAGAGGCAGCCCGAACAGGAGTTTTAGCAAACGCTAATTTTGGAACGGGTGAAGCGGAACTAGAAGCTACGATCTTAGAAAAAGATCAGGAGATACAAAAATTACATGAACAAATTTTACTTTTGGAAGAAAGAAAATCTCAAGTACTTAGAGATGTCTCTCATTCAGAAGATTATGAATTGAAGGAAAAAGCAATGCAATCAATTCTAAAATTAGTATCAATGCAAGATATGACTAATTTAGGTAGGGAATAATAAATGAAATTATCAGAATATTTACCAGAAGTGCCACAACTAGCACAACAATTAACTAATCTAAATCAACAGATTGATATGATGCAGTTAATGAAAGCTAGTAATGGTGCAGAGACTGGAACGGCTCCAAGTATAGGACTTGATCACGTAGTCAATACTTGGGTACGCCACCAAATGGCTTACAGACAACAATTAGTTATGGACTTACAAACTATTGTTATGTCGGTACAGGAAATACGATCTCCTTTAAACCATATTACAAATGAGGTTTTTAGGAGGGGCTTAGAGTGGAAAGCTTTAACTGATGATCCTGATACTGAACAAAAAGATTTACTTGACAAATTTATGAAGAATTGTAATATCTTCTCCCAGAGTTTGGAAGAAGTTATGAGACAATTCCATTTTGATTTGAATTCAATTGATGATGCGTTCCTATATATTGCAAAGGAGTATTATAGTGATGGGGATGTCCTCCGATCCAAAGTCAAAGAGATCAGACGACTTAATCCAGCCCTTGTCGAGTTTGACCTTGACACAGCTGGCTTACCTAAAAACGCACATTTTATATGCCCAATCCACAGAGAAGAACTCTCAGAAGGGCCGGGAACTTGTGAAGAAATCGGTTGTAAGAGAGAACTGCAACCAGTCATGTATAAATACTATCATAGAAATCAACACCTGTATTTGTTGGAACACGAAGTTATCCACGTATCTAAGTTCGCTCCTTCAGAAACTTATGGTTGGAGTCCGATTCTTACGATCTTTGAAAAAGGGTTAACTTTAATTGGTATGGATAAAAATCTATACCGTTATTTCTTTGAGAGGAAAATGCCCGCTTCTATGATCATGGTAACAACTGATGATCCTGAAAGCTTACGTAGAGAACGAGAACATATCGCAGCCCAAACTCGTATTGATCCTAACTTTATTCCAATGGTAGCCGTATCTGCTAGAAGTCAGAGGGGTCGAGTAGACCTTGTAAGGCTATTCCATACATTACAAGAGATGGACTATTTACCTGTTAGAGAGGAAATACGAGAACGAATTGCTGCTATGTGGGGTGTTACTCCTGCATGGCAAGGCGCACCTGAAGCTTTCGGCGGACTATCAACACAAACCCAACAATTAGTTGTTATGAGTCGAGTAGTAGAGAGTGATCAACGATTGATTCATCAAAAGGTTGTTCCTGCTTTATTAGAGGCTTTCGGTGTAACTGATTGGACATTGGAGATGCCAAATCCTGAAGAAAAAGCTGAAGCTACGAAAATCAGTTTTATTCAGCAACGGGCGCAAGTAATGCAAACTATGTCACAACTAGGATTTATGTTTACCTTAAAAGAAGAAGGTGTTCCAATGGAGGATGCCGAATTTATTATTAGCGGTGAAATGGTTCCTGCTGCTCAGATGCAAGCTGAACAACAAGCTATGCAGTTGGCTCAACAAGAACAACAATATCAAATGGCTCAAGCCCAACAGCAGATGCAGGAACAACAGATGGCAGCTACTCAAGGTGGAGGTGAAGGTGGACTTCCTGCCCCTCCGAGTGGCGAAGAAGGAACCCCTATTCAGGCAATGCTTAAAGCTGATGGAAAGTTTGAAGGACGAACCGCAGGACGAACTCCTGACTGGCATGATAAAGCCCCCAATGAAGAACGTGATATTGATGAGTATGCAGAGGCACGAGCCAAGAAAGCAGAGAATCGTCAGTTCGGATATAAAGAAGTTGGTGGGGCAATGAATAAGACATGGATGGGAGACTTAATGAACAAAGGTTTTTCTAGTCCTGTCGTTAAACAGATAAGTCCTGATGGTACAAAACTATGGTTCTTACAGAATGGTATTGATTATGTAGCCGATCTTGGAATGCATGGAGTATTATCAGTAGAGAAAGCTACTTTCAGTAATACTAAACCTGAACGACCTAAGACACCAATTGATGAAACCCCATCTGTTATAGATATTACAGAGGACATTTAATATGCCAGTCCGAAAAAAGGATGGTAAATGGTATTGGGGTAAGCAAGGCCCATTCGATTCTAAGCAGAAGGCAGAGGAAGTTGCTCAAGCTGCTTACGCTTCAGGCTATACAAAAGCATGGCTAACTAATCCTCGTGGTTCTACAGACGATGATAAACATGGTAATGCTGATGAAGAACGTCAACAAGGTTTTCGTTATAAGAAAGCTATGGGTGGTTGGGGCCGAGGTGGTCAACAAGAAGGAACCAAACCTACTATCGCCCGCAGTAAAAATAGGAAGCTTGATAAAGACCTTTCCTTTGGTAACCCTCAAGGTGATTCTTTAAAACGTGGTGCTTATTGGGATGAACAGGTTGAAGATGATGACAAGGAAGAAAGTGCTGTTCAAAAACTAATGAACTATCAACAAGGTAGAAGTACTAATCATCCATCATATCCTCCTACACATGGAGGTTTACTTGGCCCAAAACGTATTGATTGGAAAAAGAAACGTAATACTCAACCTACAGAGTTTGTAGAAAAGAACGTTCAAAAACAAGTTGATCTATTTGATATGCCCGATTTTTGGTTATCTAAGTTTATTGATATTGCTCGACAACGAGGTTTAGAGGTTATCTTAAAAGCGGGTGAGGATGAGGAAGAAATTGAAAAGCCTGATGCTGAGACTTCAGCTGATCAATCTGTTGTTGTAGATGATTCTCCAGATGATACTGAGACAGGAACAATAATGGATTGGGATACCACTACAATGGGGCCAATGCCTGAAGACAAGGTTCAAATACGAGACGTTAGTCAAGCCCCTGAAGGAACTAAAATTATTCGGGGGCCGAGAAAAGGTTTATATTACATAGGTGATCCTACACCCGATGGAGCGAATTTTGATCCAGCATATCATGAAGCTGGTCGAAAATTTGAAGAGATTTCTGACCAATTAAAAACATATCATGCAGACCATATAGCACCCTTAGTTGAGAAAATAAAGGAGGCAGAGAAGGCTTCTCTTTCAAGTGCATATCGTATGGCTAACTCATTAGAGGATTTAGAGAGTAGTATATTTGAAAGTGTGGAAGCTTATAATAAAACCGTACTAGATTTTCCAGATGTAACACGAACTGAAAGTGCTTTGGATAAAGCACACTCTGACCACGAACAGGCTCTACTAGCACAAGAAAAATTAATGAATGAGGGTGTTGAGCAATTAATTAAATTATTTAGTTCTAAACCTAAAGTGGATGGGGTTGAAATAGACATGCAAGCGGATGTACAACTTAATCATGAGGAATATGAAGACATAGATGGGAAGACGCATTATATAGGTAATAAATATAGGTTTGAAAGTAGGGTACGAAGAAAGGCAAGAGAGACATTTGAAAACTCTAAATGGGGGCAAAATTTTATTGATGATTACTTAAAAGCTAATCCAGATAAAGATAAGGAAGCTGCTTTTCTTACTAAGGAATTTATGGATTGGGAAAAGAATCAGATGAAATTAGAAGTTGAAGATAAACACTTAGGTGGTTATTATACACCAAGTGACCATCATATTACTTTGAATCCTTATATGGTAGCTGATTTATATGGTGATGATGATACTTTGTTTTTTGATGCAATGCATACTCTTACACATGAAATGGTACATGCAGCAGCACATGGAGAGGGGAAACGGGATTCTCATTGGATGGCGGGTTTGATGAAGGGAGATATTACAGGCATTCAACACGTAAAAAGATTTGGTATGAAGAGTCCTTTTTCAAACGCTTCTAATAAGGAGATGAAGTTTGATACTAAACATTTTGAAGTCTTTATGGACGAGGCTCCGACAGAAGCAGTATCCCATATTATACTATCTAATCGGTATGGGAATGATATTAAAGCAGCTTCAAGAGAAGAAGCCGCTAATCTAGAACATTTAACTTCTTATGTAGGTTATGGGCATGTCATGCCGACTTTTGCTCGATGGGCATTAGCAAAGAATAATGATAGTCCTAAAGCTGCTCGTAAAGAGATTCTGAATTTATTACATACTGATGATCATGAGGCTGTTATGAAAGATTTCCTTCATTATATGGCAATCGGAACACATGCTAATAGTAATGAGACGGTAAAGGCTCAATCTAAAGCGTCAGGAAATCGAGAAGTAGCGGCTGGATTAAAAGCTAATTCATGGAATAGGTTTCATGGTAAAATAAATCTAGACGCTTTTGAGAACGGGGAACTAAAACAATTTGAAATTGGTGGACGTAGACCACCTGTTACTATTGACCCAGAGGATTATATCAAGTATAATAAAGAGACATTTAAGACTGTTCCTGATGATACAGATTTTAAATGGTTACTTTACGGGGAGCGTGATTAATGGATAAAATACAAGAACGAGCGTATAAAGGTCTTTTAAAAGTTTTTGAAAAGAAAGGCTATATGGAATTTTTAGACCTCTTCCATAAAACAAAAATACTTTTATCTACTGAACAACAGCAGATGCTTTTAACGGATGTCGATACACTACAGCAATCGTGGAATGAAGATACAGCAGACCTCCAAAAAGAGAATGGAGGCGATGGCGGAGGATTTGGTGGGGCTGTAGCAACCTCAACTGATTCAGGATTCTTTACACCGACTTATGGTGGGGGTAACAAGAAAAAGAAGAAGGTTGAAAAGAAATATGAGACTCTTAAAAAAGCACTAGATCAACGACATATGGAAAACGATACTCCTAAAGTATCAGAGTTTCCATCTGAAATGGATAATACAGCTGCGGAAGCTGAACAAGAGTACGTAATGCAAGTAGAACAAATTAAAGATGGAGAACAGAAAGATAGACGCTCTAGAGAATCAGCGGTATCGGATAGTGTTGATCCATCAGCAGAGATAGTATCATTAATGAAAGACCTTGACAACCTAATGGAAGAGGCGTATCATGGTCGTACAACAAACATACAGAAGATTATGCATCTCTTAGAAGATGATAACTCATAAATTATGCCCCAAATGTGAAGGGGCTATGTATTTAAATTCAGATAAGGATTTACTCTGTGTGATATGTGGAAAAATTATTTATTTAGAGATTAGGAGGGATTATGATTCCAGAACAGGCAAGATCAGAAATCGTAAGAAAGAGACAACTAGGACAGACATGGACGGGAATAACGAGGTGGTTAGCGGAGGAGTATGGAGTGGAAGTACATCGAACAACAGTTCAAAGGTGGTACGACAGGGAAATCTTTTCAGAAGAAATCGCTGACGCAGTACATGATTTAGATGGTTCAGATAGGATTAAATTAGATAAAAAACTTCAAACGTTTAAGACAGAAGCAGTTTATTGGAAGAAACTATATGAACAATCAATTAAAAATCAAGTTAAAAATGAAGTGTTTGAGGATTCGATACGGACTCTTGCTCCCGCAATTCGTTCTGTGGCGATTCCTAAACCTAAAAAGGTTTCGGGACAGGGCAGGGAGCAGACTATGGTCGCTCCGTTATCGGACACTCATGTTGGGGATAAAGTTGAAATCGACCAAATGGTCGGATTAAATGAATATAATATTGATATTTTTAATGAACGATTATATGGATGGGCCAATCAATTATTACAATTAGTAGAGTTAAGGCGTAAAGCATCTCCAATTAATAAGTTGATTATTCCTATGTTAGGAGATATGATTAGTGGAGATATCCATGAAGAGTTAGCCCGTACTAATATTGATAACTGTATGGGACAGATGATTAGAGGGGCTAATTTAATAGCCCAAGCCTTAATGTTTTTTGCCCCACACTTTTCCGAAATTGAAGTACCATGTGTTGTAGGTAATCATGGTCGTATGACTAGGAAACCTCCAATGAAAGACAAGTTTATGGATTGGGATTACATGTTGTATCAATGGGTAGCAACTTTCTGTCGAGATCAGAAGAATATAAAATTTCATATACCAAAGAGTTATGCAACAACATTTGATGTATATGATCGAAAAGTCTTAATAATGCATGGAGATGCTATTTCGGGAGCAGGATCAGGAACAGCTATTCAGAATAATATTACAAAGATGCGTTCTGTATTTGAATACCAACGAGCCTTGAGAGAGGAACTTGGAGTAGCAGGGAATCTTCCTGACAATTTTGATTCTGTTATGATAGGTCATTTTCATCGAGTAGATGAGATTGATATAGGAACAGGTGAAATACATATCTGTGGAACAATGAAGGGGGGAGATGAGTTTGCATTACAGAGATTAACTGCAATTACTCGTCCTAAACAAATAGCTACATACTGGCATCCACAGTATGGATGTATAGGTAAAGAGGTATTATATTTGAATAGATATGATAATAGTGGCGATAAATTCGTAGACGTATTGCCTGAATTATGGGTTAATAATTAAATAACAGGAAATTTCGTTTTACTTAGTATAATTATATTATAGGGGGGATAGGTACTTTATGGCTAATATTAAAGCAAAAATAGCTAGATTGGCTATGGAAAAAGCTATAGAGAAACTAACTGATAAAGCTATTAGAGAAACGAATCAATGGATAGCAAATTCTTCCATTCCTTCAGACACACAACGAAATATACGAGCGTCTGAATTTATTAATAAAACAAATGATGGGATAAACTATGGTTACAACCATCCTGACATGGATTTATTGACTAATGGAAGGCCCGCCGAACCTGTGTCAGGAACATATGTACAGAATGTAAAACGGCATAGAAGAAAAACCGGGAGTAGAAATACGACTGTTAGAAAACATAGACGAACATATAAAAATCAGAAACCAGTTTTAATGCCTGATGGAAATTGGGCAATAGTAGATACTATTCCTGCGGTACAAGGGAATCCAATCCTACAAACCGTAGCAGATAAATGGTTTTCTGAGAATAATATTGTCAAAGAATTAGTTAGTACTACTTTTAAAACAAAAGTATAAAGAGGTTAGAAAAGAATGGCAGATTTAAATGTAACAAAAGAACAAGAATTTATCGTGGCAAGACATTCACGTATGGTAGGTAAAGTTTTAGACTTAGTTGAAGCTTCATTACCTGAAGGAACACAATGTGAAAAGTTTAAAAAACTGGTTCAAGTTCCTTTATATGACTTTAGAAACGATATATTACGTCTATCGGCTGGAGAAGTACCCCCAATAGACGATTAACGTTAGGATTTTTCTATAAAAATAGTATAATAAAATGTGGTTAATATATAAATCACAATATAGGTTTCTATATAATCTAATGGTCGGATGGCTAAGACCAACCGTTGGAGCAAAAATAAAATGGAGGTGATCCCTATGTCAGATGAAATAATGACAAGAGTGGAGAAGCAAATGGAGGGAACCAACTTGGCTCTAGCGGCAGTCGCCGAGGTTCTACAGAAGATGGATTCCCGCTTTTCAGCAACTGAAGAAGCTGAATTGAGAAAGGCTGAAGAAGATGCAGCCAATGCGGAACATACAGCACTCGTTAAAGAAATAGCTGGTGCAGTAGTTTCGATGATCAAAGGAGATAATGGTATGGATGTAGATGGTACTAAAGTAAATAATGCTTCTAGTACTGGTAAGTCTGCTGGTAATGCCGATGACTCCGAAAAGAAAGCTAGTATTGATAGTAAGACTGAGTCAGTTCAGGCAACTATTCAGGCTATGCTCAAAGAGAATCATGAAGAAGAAGAGGATGACGAAGCCGTTGAAGGCGCAAAATACGCTAAAAAGGGCGAAGATGATTATCCTATGGACGAAGAAGAGGAAGAAGGTAAAGCAGCAGAGATGAGAAAGGAAGGCGAAGATGATGCCGAAGAAGACGATGATGAAATGGCAGAGATGAGGAAAAGACTAGACGATCTGAAGAAACAGGTCGCTTCGTATGAGGCTAACATGGAAAAAGCCATTCAGAACGAAAGTGAAGAGAGGTTACGCAAGATGGGCTTCCGAGAGGAAACTTCCTTGCAAGGGCCTAGAATGATTGACGCAGGAATCGGAACCGATGGAACTACGCCTATAGCGAAGTCCGCTGGTGACGGTGATACTGTCGAGCAATTAATGAATCTTTCTTGGAAAGAACTACGAAATCTGCAAGCCGATATTGAAATGGGCAAAACAGATGGAGTTCCAAGAGAATTAATAAACTAATAACACTAAAAAATTATAGGAGGAATGAGTATGTCAAACCCATCACTTAGTGAATATGTAGCACAGTCTCAGCGTGGTTTGTATCAGAGCGTATTTGGCCCTGAGTATATGATGAAACAATCATATTTCACAGTCGATACTGCAACTGGTATTTTTAATACTACGTATGGACGAAAAGTATGGCAAGCTTTGAATAACCAAACTCGTTTCTTCAATGCCATTCCCAGAACTGTCTGGGGAAATACAGCTGGTTGGAGGGTCAGAACTGATCGTGGTTCAGGACGATCCCGCCCTGTTACAGAAACAGGAACCCTTCCAGATGTTGATATCTCAAACATCGCAACGGTATCGAGTTTACCCCGAATCGTAGCAACCACTTTCGGAGCATCGGTAAAGTCCGTCTTTACTGCACAGCTTGAGGGTGGCGTAGGAGATGTGTTGGCGTTGGAAAACGAAAATGCACAGCTTGACCACATCAAAGAAATTAACGAGGAACTATTGTCCCCCGCAGCAATGATTACATCTGCTGGTGGAACAACTTCTTTTACAGTTCCAGCATCTATGGCAGCCAGCTTTAAAGTTGGTGACACAGTAGCACAATACGACACTTCAGCTAATAACTGGATTACAGGTGAAGTAGGACGAACAGTCTCGGCTGTTAATACTACTACTGGTGTTGTTACCTTGGCAAGCGGTACAGCTTTTGCCGATGGTGACGGAGTTGCTATTTACAGCAGGGCTGGAATGACATCACTTGATGACGTAGTAGCAGAGGACGGTCAAAACTTTATTGGCGGTACTCCTAATGCTAACTTCGCAGCAAATGGTGGTATCCGAGCCTATGACCTTACCTTTGGTGGTAGGGCCGCAGGACAATGGAACGCATCCGCTAACGTCAGCATGAATGCTGGTGTTGGACGAAACCTCACCCTTACTTTGCTTGATACAGCTATACAGAATATCAGGCAGAATGGTGGTGAGCCTAAGTTGATCCTACTTGGTCACGACCAGTACTTTAACTTGGAAAGGTTGCTTAATAGCAATCAGAGGTACATGGGACAGGAAGAGTATCAGGTTGGAGTCGGTTCTGAAAGAACCTTCCCCGGTACACGAACTGGACTAGTCCTCGCTACTTATCAAGGTATCCCAATTCTACCAGATGCGGATGTACCAAGTTCAGTAGCCGCCGATGACTCAGTTCTTGGGTCAAACATCTATGTACTTGATACAGACTACATGGAAATTGCCATAGCGCAACCCACGCAGTATGTAGAGAACAGAGATTACTTCGCCGCCAATGCACTTGTTGTTAGAGGTCTACTCTACACAATGGGTGAAATGCGATGCAGAAATATCTGGGTACAGTCCAAGATTGGTGACTTGAACGCTACGTCCTAGTCTTAACTTTGAGGGGTGAGGGAGAAATACCCTCCCCCTCTCTTTCATTAAAAATACAAAGAGGTAAATTATATGTCCACCGAAAAAGAAGTAGTTGTCAATCTGGCAACTTACATGGAACGGTTGGATGCATACATAGAAAGTCAAACAGCATTAAATGAAACATTAAGTGCGAGAGTAGAAAAAATACAAGATGATGTGAATGAAATGCAGATTTGGAGGTCAAGAGTTTTAGGAGCAAAAACTGGACTAGTAGCTGTTGGTCTTCTTATATTGCATACGTCAGCCGTAATGGTAAGTTTTATAGGCATAGCCCATTTTGGCTTTGGCGATTAATAAGGAGAAATTAATTAAATGAGTGATAACATACGACATACTGATGCAAGAGAATGGGATGTAGATTCGTCAACTAGACAATCTGTTCATCCAATGACACGTTACGTTCCTTTTGAAGAAACGCTATCAACAACAGCCCAGACCCTTGTAACAGCGGCTGCGACTAAACCAGCGGTTAACCTAGTTAAAAACCCTAGTATTGAAGGGACTAATATTACAGAATTTACAGCTGTAGGTTCAGCAATATCTAGAAGTTCGGCTCAAGCAGCTTCTGGAACTAATTCACTTTTAGTAAATCCCGGTAATAGTGCTGGGGGAGAAGGATTTTATTGGAGTATTCCAAATGTTCCATATAATATAGATGTTCAATATATTACAGTTCAAGCTGAAGTACGAGGAGCATCTGCAAGTGGTGATGTAGCTATTATGATTACTGATAATGAAGCCGTTACTGCTTCACATACTGTTCTAGCAACATCCGCAACTACAAGTTTATCAACAAGTTTTCAACGTATTACAGCGACATATGCTGTTCCAGCTTCCACAAATACTACACAGTATTTAATGAAAGTCTTAACAGTTGCAAACCACAATATAGATTTCTATGTTGATAAGATTATGTGTGAAATACGAACTGATAACTCAGTTTCTGATTATATAGATGGTGGTTTGGGTGTAAATTATTCATGGGCAGGAGCAGCAAACCTATCAACCTCTAAAAAGAAATCTGACTTAATTGTAATTAAAGGTATTAAAATAACTAATCAACACGCTACAATTCCCGTATATGTTGCTTTTGATACAGTAGCATCTGCTACAACAGGTATTAGAGTTTCAGGTACAGATACTTTTGAAACAGGAATGCCCGCCTTAGATTTCAGGGACAAGGTTTCGATAGTAGCTGCATCAGGTACTCCAGTTGTACATGGAGTTATTTGGGGCAGTCATATATAAGGAGTTTTTATGACAACACTATTTGATGAAGCTTTATTTTCTGTAAGGAAAGATTCGGACTTTTATAATTTTGTTGCTGAAGATTCTAGTATTACGATGCTGGAAAAGCAACAAATTGGTCGCACCTCTCTAGAGAAAATAGCGAAGGGGTTAGATGAATATTTACGGTTATTTAAAGCAGGGATTGCTTCTAAGGGAGAGATTCTTACATTGGCTCGTGCTTTCCCAGATAATGATGACTTTCAAAAAGCTGCAACTGGCATTGACCCTGATGACGTTATTGTGGTTGGCGGCCCAGCATCCGTAGAGGTCGTTGATAGAGAAGGTCATATGATTATGACGAAGGCATTGGAAGAAGCCTTTGAGAAGTATATGGGAAATTTCCGTACTAGAAATGCAATGGTACTCCATTCTGATGTACAAGTTGGATGGGCTTTGCCATGTTATATAACTAAAAGCGGACAAATTTTTAAAAGTGGTGTGGATGATAAAGGATTATTCTTTATTACGGAACTACGAGATGACACAAAAATATCAAAACGAGTAGCTGAACAAGTTAATGATGGTAAGTTACGTTCTTATTCAATTGCTGGATCAGCCACTAAGACGCAAAATATGGAAAAAGGTCTACAGAAATATCTTCAGGTAGACGCAATGGAACTAGCAGAGGTTACGATCTGTGAGAAGGGAGTAAACCAAGCTGCTGGATTTGATATTATAAAGGGGCATAACTCTCCAGATCATTCCTGTGTGGACGGCAGCTGTCTTATCCCTCTAGAAAAACAAGATGGAAAGATAGATCAAGAAGCAGCAGGATATCGACATGCTACTGACGTAGAACAAGAAGCTAATATTAAATGTGGTACATGTAAATTTTATACAGGCGATAGTTGTTCTGTTGTGGTAGGAAATATTGATGAGGATATGTGGTGTAAGTTATACGCAACGCATGAAGAAGATACACCAGATGAATTCAATAATGATAGAGGCCCAACAAAAGTAATTGAGGTGACACTAATGGCAAATGATAAAGGTGACATAGATTTTAAAAAGTCTTTTGACGCTTGGATGGAAGCTAATACTGAATGGACTACTGAAGGGAGTGGAATGCAATCCACACGAGATCATGGTCTAGTAAAAGCTGATAAGAATGAACCATATTCTGAAGAGTATTTGGAACAATATGGACATCGAGAACGATCTGAGAAAGTCGCAAAGGCTGAAGATCAACGATATAAGACTGATGCTAATGATGGAGCATCTTTCCCAACACTTGAAAACTATGAGGGAAGGGATGCAGAGCATCATCAGTTATTAAGAGAGTATGGATTCCCATCAGAGCAACCGCCTGAAGGAATGAGATACACTCCAGTTGTGGAAGTGGAAACGGATATGTTCGGCATACCGATTCATCACAAACCACCGTGGGTTACTAACGAAGCTGGAGAACATTTAGGAGAGCGTTTAAATGAAGACTCTCCGGGTTATAGTAAATTAACAAAATCATTCTTAGATTGGATGAATAAAGCAGACGATAAGGAGGACAATGACGATTGAGGAGATTAATTAGTACCATTGGTCAATGGATAAATGGCATAGGTTGGGGGAACTCTTTCAACACTATAGAATATTGGGAACAGATAGAACATGTAAAACCAAAACCCAAAAGGTTTTATGATCCATATGAACGGAGGGATAGATGGTACTGACGATTTAGAAGGAGGCAAGCATGATAGGAAAACTTAGACCGCAGATATTTTTATCGATTATAGTTCTTGGCGTATTAGCAGGGATTGGGGCGATGGAAGGAATCCCAGAGTTAGCAACCGCTACAATTGGTGGTATAATTGCTCTTGGAATGAAAGTACTGGAGAACGAATAATGACTTCATTTTCACCAAACAAAAACAATCATTGGAATGATAGACCCGCTTGTAGTTGTAAGATACAGAATCAATGTATGTGCTACAATTTACAAGCATGTGATTGTGGATTAGAATGTGAATGCGAAGATTGTGATGATATGCAGAGTTATTTAATTATCACAAATGAAGAAATGGCAAAAGAAGTAGGGTGTCCTTGCGGAGGAAATTGTCAATGTGGGCAATGGGACTCGCCCGAATATCAAATTTAAGGAGGCGTAATATGAACCCAATAGCAATAATGCAGATGGCAATGATGTATTTTAAACTGAACGCAGGACAATCAGCCCAAGCCAAGCATGTTTTTAAAGAGGGGATGGATGTGATTCAAACTATGGCAGCAGCTGCTAAAGATAATAAAATTACCGCAGCGGAAAAGAAGGCACTAGTTAAAGAATTACGAGAGTTCAGCAAATCAGCAATAGATTTACTGGATGGTATTAACATTCCTGAGTAAGAAACATTGGCTCCATTCCTACAGGGATGTAGGTACTCAAGGATACTGCATCATTTGTGGACAACCTACAACAATGATGTTAGCACAGTATAACCATTATCTCTGTTCAGGATTTGGAATGGGGGGATTAAATCCCGGTTCTGATGCATTCTGTCAGGGCTTATATAAGAAAAAATTTAAAATATAGATTTTTATTACAATATTTTTATCAAGTCTAATTTTGTCGTATCTAATTCCATATAAGTATTTAGGAGGCCCATTTAATGGATCATGATTATATCGTTGAGATTGAGTACATTGCTAAGAAAGAAATACCTATTAAGGCTTTAAGTAAGCAATGGGCGGAGATTATAGCGACAGAAGTGTGGGAGGAAGAGTATTCAGAACCAATTACAACAATTAAAGTGAAGGATGTAAATGGATATTAAAAATATGAAAGTATCAATTGGAATAGTTATAGCTATCATAGCACAGGCATTTGGAATCATTTGGTATGTAGCCCAGCTTGATTCTACGGTAAGCAATAATACTACGGCTATAGAAAGTATTGAAGAGTTTGATGATACTGAACTATGGGAAGCACTTGATAAACTAAGTGAAAGAGTGGTAGAATTAGAACGAATTGATTCTGTCATGGAGAATGAAATGAGAACAATCATGTCAGATCATTCTAGTTTTAATGAAGTATTAAAAGACTTAGGAAAGAGTGGTTATGGTGATAATAGACAGTATGGAAATTACGGAGGGCAATGATAAACTTGTAGGTATTCAGTTAACACAAAAAGACCTACAAGCCATCGAAATATTATACAGAGTTCGATGGAATGCTAGCATAAGTAATTGGAAAGAGAGAGATTCTAGTGGATGTATGTGGAAAGTGTCATGTCCAGATAGGAATAACATTATCTTGTCTGAACATGGAATTGTTCTAGCTGAAGTTATTGAGAACATTTTAGCTAAAATATAATCCGTTTTAAGCCCTCTGTGAGGCTCATAGAGAGGTTTATAGAGAGAAGAAGTATATAGGTATAGGGAATGGAATTAAACGTTTGTTTGGAGGAAGTAAATTTATGTTTGAAGGTTCTATATGTGAAGATAGATATCTTGAATTGAGATGTCAAGAAAAGGATTGTTATGTTTATAATGTCTTACAACTTGTTCCAAATGACATAAAATTAACCTGTCATAATTGTGGTTCCGATTTAATAACTTGGCAACCACATAACAAAAGGAGTACTTAATGAAATACCTAAGAGATTATTTTCCGATCCCCTTAATATTATTCGGTGGGATTATAGCTGATCTTTCCCGACATGGTTTCGGTGAAGATATTTTAACCTTACAGATTATTGCGTGGACTTCAGTTGTGGTAGGCGGAATAGGATTAGCCCGCATTATTTGGAATAAGGTTAGGAAAACCGATTCTTGTAATTGCTGTTAGGAGGGTGCTTAGACAAAATATTAACAGAGGGTCTATACTAGACTTGACTTACTGATCAGTATTTGGATTTTCCTTATCCTTATTGGAATAAGTACTGTCCTTAAACTCATTCTTTAATCTATACTGTGGTGTTTGTGCATGACAGTTAGGACACAATAGGCGAAGATTTTTAAGACTATTATCGTCATTGTTCCCATTTACATGATCTAATTGCAATGGAATGTCCTCACCAACCCATAGTGATCTGCGACAGATATCACATACAGGGTCTAAGTATCCTTCATTTATTAAGCGAATCTTTAATTTATCAGATTGCATTGGAACCTTATTGGAAAGGTAATCGGAAATGTCCCTAGTCTTTTGTAGACGTTGAACATCATATTTAGTAGTAAAGGGATGTCGCCCTTCTGTTTTAATTATATTTCGTTGTCGCATTCTAAGCACCTCCTATATTATTATACTAATTCGCACCAAAAAATTTGACTCCGAATCTTTCGCTGTGGTACGATTACATCAGCACTCGGAGAGTGACTAATGCAGAAAGGAGACGAATTATTTGATTAAAGAAGCAACATTAAAGAAGTATGCCGATGAGGTTTTTTATCGACCTCATATCCAAAACTATTTAAAGGCTAGTGTTTCACGATTTCCCTATAAAGACATTAAGGATTGGAGTCCTGAGATTATGATTAGTGATACTTGTGGTGTAAATACCGCAGGACAGATATGGTTAAACAGTACATATCCAGATGAACTTCCAGTTCTTGAAATGTCTAAATGGATACTAGCATCTGATAAAGAAGCTAAAAGAGTTGTTCGACATGAGATTGCTCATATAATACAATTCTTATGTGACTACGATCCCACTAAGAGATGGCACGGTAAAGATTTTACCAAAGCCTTAAAAATAGTTTCACCTAACAATTACAAACGTGGTAAAGATTCTGATAGAGGGTGGCACGAAACACCTGAAATACTACAAGCTAGAAAGATATATCACCCCTTGACAAAGGTGAGTTAAATGACTTATGATTGGCAATATGAACGAAGGAGGTACACGGATATATTTATAACGAATCCACTCGGTGCATTCATTACATTTATAATACTAGGTAGTCTTATAGCTATTATAAGTGGTGAACCGATACCAACTAATTAAGAAAAAGTAAAGGAGAGAATATGCAAACTATAACAAGAGATAAAGTAAGAGAGATAGTTAGTAATACCAATGGTCAATTCTTTAACGTAGAGTTTAAGAAAAGAACTACTGGCGAGTTGAGAAATATGACGGCTCGTGTAGGAGTTTCTAAATACATTACTGGCGAAGGTTTAAAGTATAATGCAAAAGAGAAAGACCTATTACCAGTATATGATATGATCGCTAAAGGCTACCGTATGGTTAGCATAGATGGTATTACTAGACTGAGAGCAAACGGAGAGACGTACATTGTTATTGAATAATAATCATGATTGTATGAATCCTGTTTGGTTATATGAACAGCGAGAACAGAACTTAGAAAAGTTTACAGAGATAAGTTCTAAACTCGCTACTTATAAGTTTGAAAATAGGAAATTAAGGATGAGACTTAAAGAATTAAATTTCATCAATAATGAACATAAACATTTAAATGGCTTACTTAGAGTAGAGATTAAAGAACTAGAAGCAAAGTTAAAGGAGGTACAAAATGGTTAACCGAGTTTTAATGACAACGAATGTCGGTATTTGTTCGGGGGTATGGGTTACATTTATTTATTTAGTATTAGGAGGCTAATATGAAATTTGAAGTTAGTGGCGGTCTAGGTGGCTATACGATCCAATTTATTGATAATCGAAGTGGAGGATTTGAACACTCCTATTGGTTACAAGTAATAGATCGTAATGGTAAGCAATTACTAAACGATATAAAGATCGGTAAAGAAGACCTCAAGCGTATTGCAAGAGGTACAGATAATCCTAGATAGAGGATAATAATGACCGCAGAAAATAAATGGTCGGCTTGGGAGGAGTGGATTGAAACACATCGCCCTCCCCGACCTGAATTAAAATACAATCCAAAATATAAAAGAACTAAAGGTGTACAGAAAAGGATTAAGAGTTTCCTAAGAAGAAATAAATCTTTTCTATTACACACTATATCTGTAGAAGATAACCAGACTGAAGAGACTTGGCTTGTTGGGTCAGGTGGTTGGGTGTCGAGATTAAACAAATCTACAGGGGTATATAAAGGTACATACGGACATATAAAGAATCTCTTACAATTCCTAGGAGGCCCACAGCCGATGTGGTATGATCCTGATAGACCTGAGAAACGATCTTACGTTAGACGCAAAGTACATAGGGGGAAAGTATAATGAGTGTTACCGAACAAATGATGCTATATGCTGAACAGTTTCAGCAACGAAGTGAGTTTATAGAAAATTTAGTTAGAGAACAGCATAGAGAAACTTATGACATGCTCTTAAAGATACTTGAAATTGTTGAACGAATCGAGTATAATAAAGGAGCGGAGGTTTTTAATGACTACGGAGAAACCGAATAAGGCGATTAGCATAAGCTATTGCATTAAATGCGATGTGGCTAGTCGTAACGAAGCAGATTCATACCGATTTATTAATCACTTAAAGTCCCTTTTAGAAGAGGGTTATGTTAAACAAATGACATGGACTAACTGTAAAAGTCATAAACCAATTGAAGATGGTACTCAAGTAACAGCACATTTAGTATGGGAGGAAATTATAAAACGAAGATGAAGTGGGTAACACGAGATCGCAAAACAAGTAAGAGAAGAAAAGACAGGAGTTACGATAGACCCTTTAAAGAAAAATCAAAAGAGTCTACACATAAAAAACGTAACGCTGAGTATAAAAAGAAACGAAGAATACAGGAAGAGTTAGAATGGGAAAATGTTTAAGAAGACTTTATTGTAAATTAAAGAAGACACATAAAGCTACAGTCGTTGAAGTGTGGGAGAATAAAAACTTTGATACTTTAAGATGTGCTATATGTGATATTGTTATTACGGAGGTGAATTGATGGAAGATGAATTTCTTGATCTTATAGAGAATGAAAGTTATCATACGCTTTACTTAACCCGAAATGAAGCATTGTACTTAGACGACAGTTGCAGTATAATGATCGACATGGACGGGGAAGGTAAACCCCCTCTTACTATGAGAGGAGTTAGTCCTTCAGCCGGGATCGCAGTTCCATATGATTTTATAGAAAGAATTGGACATGCTGTATTATTTACAACCGATCCTAAAAATGAAGGTAAAGAAGCTGAAGTAAAATTTAGTACAAGTGATTTATTGGCAATGAGAGAAGTGGCTCAATCATATGTTAAAATTGGAGAAGAGCCAGTAGGTTATAATTTAAAAAGAAAGATAGCTAAGTGTCTACATGAATCCTCATATACACAAACAATGAATGATAGTATAGCTGAGAAATTATTACAGGGTTTAAATACAGAACTCTAAAAATTCATACCCCCTTCCTAGGGGGATATTTTTTACCCTTGACACTAAGTTTAAGACTGTGTTATAATTAACGCACAGAAAAGAAAAGGAGGATATTATGTCGTTAAATTGGGACGTATCCAATATTGAAGATTTTAAACAATTATGTTTTATTCCTGATACCATAGATGAAAAAGGTATCGTTCATCCTGACCGAGTTAGGCTTAACCCTATTACAGATGTATTAATTTGGGGAAGTATGTCTATCGGAGTTAGCAGGATTACTAAAAAGAATTATAGAGATGTCCATCGTAGATATAAAATGTTAGAACAGGCAGGGATATGTTTTCTAACAGGTGGGAAAACTGACGATGGTAAAGTATTAAAAGATCGTAATCCATCTTTAAAAGAAATCTTTTTACACATTGGTTTATCAACAAATGTAACTGCCCTTTCTAATGTAAAGTTTTTACGGAAGGTTGGGGAGTCAGTAGAAGACCAAGCAAGATTTATAATTAACTCAGAGATAAAGGAGTTTGAAGATGGTACTCTAAAGGAGGAAGAGAATGAAGCAATCCTTACAAAGTAGAACATTTGCTCGATCTCTTGTGCATGAAGAATTAGATGAATATTATGGAGTGTGGTCAGATATAGGATGGTTAGATGTTTCACATTTCCCACTACTAATATTAGAACAAGCTGTGGATGAATTTCCTGACTATGAACATGATTCAGATTTTAATGTATCAGCTATTAATGCCTACGGTAAAAATATCTTTGTGCTGTCACAAGACTTAGAATTTATTACATGGGACGATTTAAATCCCATAGAACAAAAATTATATGAAACAATAGAAGAACATGGAGTTCAACTTCAGTTAGTAAATTTAGAGGTTTAGTATGAAAGATAAGTATAGAGATAGTGAGTCACCAAAATTAGATGCTTTTTTAGATGGATTAGATACGTATTTAATAAAAGCAATAGGAGATGCTTGGGATTATAATTGGGATATAGAAGATGATTACTTACATATTAGTTTACATTTAATTGATCCTGATCAACATCAACAGCCGAAGAGGTTAATAGATATATATGGATAGTTTAATTCTTGTAGTTCTATTTGTAACATTCATCTTAATGATATACATTAGTTGGATTAACTATAGAATATACGTAGTCTCTAAAGATATATTACAAGTAAGTGTTGAACTACTTGTTGAAACTATAGAGATTAAAAGAGAAACAATAGCGATAAAACAAGTGAGTGAAGAGTTACTTGACAAGGTTTAATGATTGCGTTAAACTTGGGGCAAGTCGAAAAAAGAAGGCAACCGTATAAATAAGGAGGTACTAATGCCAGCAAGTATATTTGGAGATAGGTTCTTAGGAAGAAGAGAACCAGCATGGCATAGATTAGGAGAAGTCTTTGATGAACCCCTAACTATGACACAGGCAGTAGAGAGAGCAAAGATAGATTTCTCTATTGATAAACATCCTGCTTATGCTCATATAGAAAATGAGGATGGGTCAACAGATGTTATAGCTACAGGAAACTTTGCAGTTGTTAGAGAACCTGTAGACGATGATCCTATTCATCGGATACTATCTATAGTAGGTAAGGAGTGGACTCCTATACAGACTAAGACTCTAGCAAAAATGCTAGACCCAATTACCGAACAATATCCTGTAGAAACTATAGGAGCGTTAGGTTATGGGGAGCAGATATTTATGACTCTTGATGCAGGAGAGTCTAAGATAGCAGGGGAAGACCATAACCTCTACTACTTAGTAACAGATCATCGAACAGGTGTGGGGTCATTACAAATGGCTTTTACTCCAGTACGAGTAGTATGTCAGAATACATTGACATCAGGTCTGTCATCTGCTAAAGTAAATGTTAGACTTACTCATACACGAAACATTGAGAAAGATGCTGAGTGGTTCATGGGTCTGTTTAATAAAATGGTATCAGCTAAAGAGACAGTTATTCCAATGATGGATTCTCTAGCTACCGTTACAATTGAAGAGAAGGATGTAGAAAAGGTATTGACAAGTGCATACCCTGATGCATCAAAGCCACGCAGACTAACTATATCAAATCAGATTACTGCTGATGATGTACCTAAAGAAGTGTGGACAAATCTTTTACTGGATCGTAAAGACTTAGTAGAAGAGTGGGAGCGAAGACAGGATAGAGTTAAGACTATTAGAGATGGAGCAAGAGATAGATTCCATATCTTTAATGAAGAACACTCTAACCTAGCTAATACTCCTTGGGCGATATGGCAAGCTGTTGTAGAAACAGAAGACTATAGGAAGGGTCATAAAGATTCTTCTACTGCCCTATTTGGCATGAGAGCAGAGACGAAAGCTAGGGCTTTCCAAACTGCCTTCTCATTTGTAAAATAGTATAATATAAAATAAGAGCGGGCATATAACTGTACCGATGCATAGGTTTGAGTACATCAGTTATTGTAAGTCCCCTCTTTATTTATTTAGGAGATATAACATGGCATACGAAATGGAGAACCCAAATGAAATGGAGGAGTGGATTGAGATGTTAAGGGATTTTTTTCCTGATCATTTTAGTCTAGCTTGTCGTGCCTTTCGTAATCAACTACCTTATGGATTACCTGATTGGTTAATTGATTCTACAGTAGCATCATTTTTTCAAATGTTTGCAACTGAAGAAGCCTATAATATTTTTAAAGACGCAAAGATTGAATCTGAGAAAGACCCTTTTAAACTAGGCACAGTTGAAGAAATGAATTTTAGAACTGGTGAAAGTAGACCTTGGATATCAGGATACCCTTACCGTAAAAATCTCAACTAACCTTGACAGTTCTTTAACGACTGTCATATAATAACGGAGGACGAATGAAAACTGTTGAAGATGAAATCTTAGAAGTAATCGAAGAATTAGAATCTATTGAACAGAACATTAAACATTTAGAAAGTAGGATGTATAAATTAAGACAAGTTATAGAAGCGATTATAAATGTAAAGAAAGAGGTTATAAATGACTGATGAAGCAATGACAATATTAGCTAATTACTTTATAGATCATGAAATCCAAGCATCTGAGGGACTTCCTGATTCTTTTAAAGAAGTAGCTATAGATGGTATGAAAGAATATTGGAGACACAACCCTGAGACTTTCGCAAGACAATGGGGAGAGTTTCTAGAAATGAATACACCTAAAACAAAGATATTCGGATAAAGGAGAATAGTATGGTACAGGCAACACATGAACTAGTAGCTGAATGGATTACTAGTGAAAGTGAATGGGTAGAAATAATCACAGATTTAATTAACGGTGATTATTCACAAGAAGCATTAAAACAAGACTTTGAAGAATCTATGGAAGATCATGCCTTTTCTTGGTTACGAGAAACTGAGAGGGAAGAAGACATGGATGCCATGTTAGATTTATTGGAGGATTAATATGGGAAAGTATTATAGGGTTAGAGCCACTAGTTTGGCAACCTACTACAGTTATATAGATAGTGAAAATTTCCCACATATATTTGATGAAGAAGGAAACCCTAAAGGATATGAAATGTATATGGACGGTTCAATAGAGAAAGTTCAAAACTCTGACTTTGATCTATTTGACCTGACATGGGATTATGGTGTAGACTCTGTTCACGAAGATTGGGAGTTTACCGATTACGAAGTGGTTAGTAGAGAGCAGTATGTTAATGCCACTACTAAAGAAGAAGAGTATAGTTTTCCCCAAGGATTGGGGGAGTATGGAGAAGAGTAAATGTCTATTAATTTAATATGTGATATGTGTAATGAAACAATAGGAGAGGGCGAAGCCTATGGTTTACAGACTGTCTTAATAGAGAAAGACTGGATAGATTGTAGAGACGGTGATCCAATCGAAAGGTTCGTTCACATAAAATGTTATAGAATAGTAATACAAATATATAGTCAAGACATAGTAGATGGGTTCATTGATCTAGATGATCCCTTTGGATTAAAGGAGGATAGTAATGCCGAACTGGTGTCAGAATGAAGTTACCGTATTTGGTGATGAAGATAAGCTAAAAGAATTTAAAGAGTATTGTTATGGTGAATGGTATCATGACAAGTGTGGTAGACAAGAGATATGGGTAGTCAATAAAGATGCTACAGAACCACCTTGGGGAGAATATAAATCTAATCCCGACTATTGTGGGGAAGAGGAATTCCTAGACACTTGCGATAAAAAGCGGAGCGAGTTTAGCTTCCGTTCTATATTACCTATGCCTAAAGAGTTAGAACATACAACTTCTCCTGCTAGAATCTATGAGACACAGGAAGAACTAGATGAATATATTAAAAGCAGAGAAGATGATACTGGTAGTGCATTTGCAAAACAAATTATATCACAAGCTATGACTAGAGAATATTCAGACTATCTTATAAATACATTTGGATTTAATAACTGGTATGATTGGTCATATGAAAATTGGGGAACTAAATGGGATGTTAGTGATGTTTGGTTGGAAGATGACGATGACTATTTAAGATATGATTTTGATACTGCATGGTGTCCACCTGAAGGTATTCATGCTTTCTTAGTAGACAAGTTTCCTGACCTTACTATTAGTTGGTTCTATAGGGAAGAAGGTGTAGAGATGGCAGGGTATCTATAATGACTACTGAAGCTATATGTATGTGTAGTGGGATACTAGACTTTGAGGATGGTTTCTATGTCTGCGTAAATCCTGACTGTGAGGTGGTTACATTACCAAGCACAATAGTACAGGAGATACAAGATTATAATGATGCCTGTAAAAAGTTAACAGCTTACTGGAAGATTCACCATAAGGAGTATGAAGCATATAACTAAGGGGTTGACAGCAGTTTTCAGACTGTGCTAAGATTCACTTGAGTCGAGCAAAACCCACATTCATATAGGAGATGCATATGAGAAATGGTACAAGTATGGTTAGTAATAAGTTTGGTAAGTGTGTAGTCTGTAACTGGACAACAGTAACCACAATAAAACTAGGTAATGATTTAGTTTATTGTTGTTCGGACAGGACTTGCAAAGACCAGTTTACGGATGCTATACTGTCAGCAATTGATTCGGAGAGCAAATATTCAACAGTACAAGGAGAGAATTAGAATGATTATTCAAGAGACTAGAGAAGTAACTATAACCTACCCACAGATAACTTCTGCTGAGATATACAGCTTTATAGAAGATCATGATGTAGCTATGGTCAACAAGATTAATACTATTAAACATGTTAGAGCAGAGTTTGGGATTGGTTTAAAAGAAGCCAAAGAACTAGTAGAAACTGTATGGGAGACTAGTAAAGCCATTAGGAAACTAGCTAGTGTAGAGTTTAAGACTCTAGGTAGCGAACCTATTGAAACTCCTATTACTATGAATGAAGTTAAAGATGCCTACGATAAATGCTATAGCACTCAGCTTCCATTAGAACGAGAAGCCGTAGCTATAACAGATTACAATGCTGATACATATAGTGATGCACAAATAGAAGAAGGAGATGACCTACCTTGGTAGTAAATAATACTTATACCTATTCGCCAACAGTTGACGATTTAAAAGAACAAGATACTGGATGGTTACCTAAATATATTGATATGCTTACACTAGTAGATGAATATTATAGATGGGAAGATGGTGGTAGGGAAAGTGATTGGTGGGGTAGTCTACATACAAGTGACCACCCCGAAGATTGTACAGACTGTATAGATATAAATATATGGATGGATGAAGATGAGAATTGTCTGTATCATGGAGAGGGTGTAGACTGTATCCCGAATCCAAATACTAAACCCCATATAGTATTGTATCCTATAGAAAGAGATATAGATGATGTGAATGGTACAGGTGTAGATCAATGGATAGTAGATACAAGCCAATGGTTTGATATTACAGACTATCTTAGAAGTACATTATGTGGGGAGTGTGGAGAATATAAACCTGATGACGATAGAGTATTTGGTGGTATGAAATGTGGAGAATGTGCCTACGGTTGACAAGGGCAAGACCCACATGGTACGATTTAACGAGATCGAAAAACAAGTTCAATAAGGAGAATTAAATGGACTACTCAAGTTTTGCAGAAGAGTTGAGAAATGTAATGCAAGATGCAGAAGAGAATATTAGAAATCTTGGATACAAGAAAGATGACATAGAAGAAGTTATCTCTAACATAGAAGATGCTAATGCTACTTTAGAGACTGCCTTAAATTATATTGATGATGCAGTTGACTCTGCCCAGAGACTAGAGGATGACTACATTCCTCAAGCCCAAGATATATTAAATTATTAGAACTTACATGGGCAAGGTAGTAAGACAACTTTACTAAAAAGGAAGGGACGGCAGTTGTGCGGTAGGAGTGCCAGAGAGCCATGCCACCGTTCCTTGTCCATATAATCAAAGGAGATTATAATGGCTAGAAATACAACGACTAGTACAAAAGAACTGGATAAAGCTATAGCGTTTGCAGAGAGTCTTAGAGGAAACTACATTCTAGGACAGGCTTTATTCTATGCAATTAAAGAACTTGAAAAAGTTCCAAGTCCATATAGAGAAGTTAGTAATATCTCTGATATGAAATATCTACGAGATGAACTTTACAACTTCCCTGATGAACTGTATACTGTACCAAGTGAGGTGACAGAACAATGGCAAAAGTAAAAGCTGAGAAAATGTATCAATGTCCTAATAAGTTTTGTACTGAATATAAGAAACCTGTTAAAGGCGACAAGCCTAGTAAATACTCAGGGAACTTATTGGATTGCGAAAACTGTAATTTTGAATTGAAGGTCATTAAATAGATTAGCTATGAAGGGGTCTACAAGCCCCATAGAGAAGAGTATATAGGAAAGCTAAGTATAGATACTGTACTTAATATAAGGGGGCTGTATGAACGAAAAGAAACATAGTATACTTCCTGCTGTTATACTCTTCTTTCTAGTTATGTTTATATGGGCAGTTTGTGGATAACTTGACAACTGTCTGAAAACTTTGATATGCTTTGAGCAAATCGAGCAGAACAGGGAGAACGTATATGCACATTGAGATACTTCCAATACAATACAAAGTTTATATTCCAACAGTTTTAATGGATAGCCTAAAAGACTATGAGTATTATGAGCAACTCATGAAAAATGGTGGGACTATCTATACAGCTACAGGAGTATGGAGAGGTGAAGAAGAGTCTGTTAGTATACATGAAATATTTAGTGTAGAGGACTATTCTGAAATACTTGGCAACCTTGCCCAATATATGTTAGACTTAGGTCAGGAAGCGGTACTAATAATCACAGGGGGACAACCCCACCTATTTACAGAAGGAGATATTGATGGCTAGAGATTGGTTATCTAGAGATAGGAAACTTAAAAAAAGAAAGTCTTTTAAAACTGATAATAGAAAGTCAGTTCGTAATATAGAACGTATCTTAGAAAAGAAAGCTAAAGATATAAAAGAAAAAGAGTTACGAAAAAGCAAAGAACTTGACACCAGTTTTGAGACTGTGTTAAGATTTTCTCAGGTCGAAACGAAAGCAAGTCTATACAAATATGGGAGATAGATAATGGTTACGAACTTTCCAACATATATAGAAAAGTTAGATTACGATAAGTTAGATTGTGAATGTTGTAAGGGGGCATTCCAAAGATACTTTGAGTATGGGATTGCTACAGGTGGATTCCTACAGAAAGTATTAGAGAATGATTTAATGGGTGCTGTAGGTAGAGCAGACAGTAATCATGTACTTAGACTTAGGAACATATGTGAGTTTATATATAATGAACTTCCAGTTGTTACTTACGGAAGTCCTGAGAAGTTTGATGCTTGGTGTATACAGGGGGGAGCAAGTCAAGACGGTAGATATTCTAATATACAAGTGGAGTCTTAATATGTTGACTGATGAACAATACGAACAGGAAGAAGCTGACTACGCACAGATGATGGATTGCGTAGATGGCTATCATGCTGATCCAGTTAGTGGATGCTGTGGAGCATATGAACATGAACATGTAGATGGTATGTGTGGAGCATGTGCTGAATTTACAGGTTGGGAGTGTCCAGTCTGTGAAGCCGATATATCAGATTTAGTATATTAAACATAGGGTACTGGTAGATACTTGTGGTATGCTAGTGTAAGCTAGGTTGTGAATACATTTAGACTACGGTCACTAGAATAGTTAGTTCTCCACTTAGACTTCTAATTGCTGTGGGAGACGCAAGGCGGTCTATGAGCCATAAGAAGAGAGGTTCGATTCCTCTCTGCCCTTTCAATACATAGGGTGGTGGCAGAGTGATTAAATGCAACAGTCTGTAAAACTGTCTCTTTAAATAGATTCGTAGGTTTGAATCCTACCCACCCTACCAAAAACTTGACAAGGTTTTTCAGCCTGTGTTAAGATTTGGGCAGATCGAAAAACAAGTCAGCGGAGAAAACAATGACAAGATTAACATTTCCATTTGCTTCAGCGACAGCAGAAGAACATATGAATACCTTAAAAAGTTATTACCCTTATCCTGTATCAGCAGATAAAAGTGGGGGTGATCCCGAAGACTACTGTGTAGGTGGGGGAGTGTGTAGATATGTTGTAGGAGAGATTACTAATTGGGAAGTTGATACTACTTTAAGAGAAATCAAAGATGTTATCTTTAAGGCATTTCATCCAGAAGATGAAGCTACTTATAATGATATCCGATTTCCTAGTCATGAAGTTGTGGGGGAAGCCCTTAACTATATAGCATACCAGTATGGTTTTAGAGATCGGGTCTATAAAAGACTAGAAGTTACAAAGCCTTGGCGTGATGATGATGGGATTGCAATACTAGTACAAGGCTTCTTTAATTGGTTAGGTAGTGGGGTTGTCCACTTTAATGATATTGAACAATTTGGATATTCATGGGATTGGGTAAAGACTGTCTTTAATCAAGAATTACTTGATATGAGATTAGAACAGTATGTAGCAGAAATGAATGGTTCACCATCCCATATATACAGAAATGAAGATTGGTAAATTGCAAAAAGTTTGACAGGCAAATTTAACCTGTGCTATGATTGACTCAAATCGAAAACAAGTGAGGAGCAGAGATATGAATCCTTTATTAAAAGCTATGAACAAAGCAAAAGTAGAAGAGCCTACTGAAGAAGTAGTAGATACTACTGAAGAAGTAGACGAGCCAGTAGCCATCAACTATGATATAGATGAGAAAGTATTGGCTAAAATAACTAAGTCTGAGGATGGACTTATTCTACCTGAGTTAGCAGAGGATTGTACCCATCATTTTGTGATCCCTACTAGGGGAGTTAATGCAATCGGGATGTGTAGAATCTGTGGGGGCGGTAAACAATTTAATAATATTCCTAATCAGGAAGGAGCATAAAATGACCTTATCATTTAAAGATGAACAGCCTATATTAAAGAAGCATCCAAACCCTAGAACTATAACAGTAGAACCTAACTGGCAACAGATGTTTAGGTTTGCTATAGAACTTACTAAATCAGGAGTGAGTGAGGGTCAAGGTCAAGCAGTTATTATAGAAATGTTAGAGTATGGTCAAAGACTAGACGCAGAATTTACTAAGTTTGAAGAGGGGCTTGACAACTAAATTTCCCCCATGTTAAGATTTGGGGGAGTCAGAAAAACAAGCCACGAGGTTAGGATATGAAAATACTAGAACTAAACGAAACGCAAAAATATGAATTGCTACTGTCTATACTAGAGGGCAAGCCTATGGATTTTAATAGTCCAGTTGGACATTTGGTTATAGACTATATGCCTGAGTGGAGTGAGTTTGTTAGACAAGTAGAATCCAATATATCTGCCCAACGAAAAATGGGGGGAAGTTGGAGTTGCTTTGACTGCCAAACTCTCAAAGATAATATAACAGGGATAGAGAAGATTACTCATAGAGTACCTGATTATGATGATCCTAATGAGGAAGACTTTAGCTGTAACTGTTCCTATTGTCAGATAGTAACTGGATATGATTGTACTTGTGGGCGGTGTGAATTAAAAGATTCAAACACCCTAGTATATAAAGACTATATAACAGGTAACACTAAGGAAGTAACAGTATAGAATATACTAGAATTACAATAAAACAATAGGGATATACCTAGGAATACAACTAAAAGAAGGAAACAAAATAACCTCTCCTATATATCCCTAATCCCTTCCTATATAAGGGATACAACATATAGTGTACGCTAAACAGATATATCTATATATAGTGAATAAATATATTAATATACCAAAGGTCTGCAAATATGTTGACAAGCCTTTCAAGGCTATGCTACAATTGAGGAAACGAAAACAAGTGAACACAGGAGTTCAGGAATGCCTAAGTATATAGACCCTACTATGGATGGCTTACAGGATGTACTTCCCTATCCTAAAAGAAATGGGAAGGATGGATACCTAGTAGCTAGAGGAAAGTCTAGGACTACTAGTAAGGGTGGTAGGAATGGAAGAGTTAAAGTGGTTACTAGTAATCCACTATCTAAGTTTATTAATAAGAAGGCTGTTAAACCAGTCGCTCCCAAGACTAGAAAACAACTACTAATGGGAGAAGTTGCAGACTACTATAGAAAAGTATGGTAGTCGTAAACTGCAAAAGACTTGACCTGTGTTTTATGGCTATGCTAAGATATTCACAGGTCGAGAAAATAGCCAACAGCGGAGAAACGCAATGACTACTAAGCAGAGAAAATACTACAAGTCAGATAATATAGTAAAGGGATCAGCCGATAATATCGAGATGGCTTACCTACTAGCTAGCGAGTCTAGTATAGAAGAGGGTAAAGACTGGTATCCTAATGCTAGGATGATTGCTGACCAGATCGGTTCTGGTAATACTAGTATGGGTGCGGGACTACTAGCGGTGATGAGTCCACAAATGGACTGGGATTCTAATATTATAGAAGCATGGCGAATAGTATTAGAGGGATGGTCACCACGACAAACTAAAATAAATAATAATAAAGCACTAGCAATAAAGAACGGTGCAGAGCCTACTAGTATATTGGGCGGACAAAAAGTAACAGCTTTTTTCCATGCAATCATGCAACCTACTAGTAATACAAATGCAGTAATAGATAGACATGCAATAGCAGTCTACTACGGCAAGATTCCTACTAAACAAGAATTAAATAAAGTATTTGGTAGTAAGAGAATCATGAAGCGAATACAGGTAGCCTATAAAAAAGCTAGTAAGAATCTAGGAATTCCAGTACATACATTGCAAGCTACTACATGGGTACAGCATAGGAAAAATATAGGAATTGCAAAAGAGGAAATCTTCTAGGAATAATATAAGAGCCTTGCTACTAGGATAAATACTTAGTAGCGAGGTTGTTTTTTTATTTGATTTCCGTACATGATAAATATATAGAGGGAGTCCTTATCATGTCCCTTTTCCTACAGAGGAAGGAAGCTTCTTATTCTTATCATGTAGAACTATTAGGGAAGGAAGGAAAGCGACTGGATGGAAACTGGAAGGAAATAGGGTTGATAAAGGTTTTACCAACTCTAGGATGAGGGGCGGAAAGGATTACTGGAACCCTTTGGAAAGCCTCCCTCCCTTGGAAGCATTGGAAAGGGAGTTGATAAAATTAGACTTAATAATAGTTTTGATAAAAACTAGAGGGGATAAAACCCCCCCTAGGGTCGAAGGTTACCTAGGGGGGTGAGGGGCTATTTCTTAGCCTTCCTCGGTTTTCCCTGATAGGCGGTCATCGATACGACCAACCTATCCTCTTTTGAATCATGCAATTCATGATCCCCTTCGTTGTAGTTTTGACAGGTGAAGTACCTTGTCAATCCTGATGCCGTGGTCGCCCCATCCTCAATGGGTAACCTTGCGACTATGTGAGTTGCCTCACCCTTGTCATTTCTTTCGATTCCGAAACCTTCGCTAAATTCTTTTTTCTTTGCCATATTGAACCTCCTAAGTCCGTTGGCTTGTTTGTTTCCTTCGACTCTTTAATTATGCCATATGCCATACCATTGTTCAAGTTTTTTGCAGTTTTGCCGGGGGTTGATAATTCTATCATGTCGAACTATGGGAAGGCTTGGAAACTGGAAATAACTGGAAAGGCGGAATTATCAGGTCTAATCGCTGTTAGACTTGATAAGCCTATTGGGGTGAAAACCCCCCTTGGGCATAAGGGGGGAGGAGATTGCTACTTGTCTTGTCTGTAGGCATCTAGGGGGCCTCGGTGAGGATACCCCATACCTCTAATGGTGTAATGAATCTGACTTAGAATTTTTATTCTACTGCCTTTGAAACCCCATTGTTTTTTGGCTACTGATAAAGCTGAACCTCTAGAGGACAGTTTCATGCCTGTCTTTCCTTCCAACTCAACAGCCCTGTACAAGGTGGTTAACTGATAAGCCTTGATCTTTTCCGTATCACCGTTGAAGTCTATTACATCTGCCATTTTAAAATCTCCTTTTTGTTTATGAGAGGATGCCCCCTCTCGACTTGATGAATACAGTATATATCAATTTAGGGGGTGTAGTCAATTATATTGCAGTCTTATCAAGTCTTATCATGTCCCCGGAATATAGAGGGGAATAATGGAAAGGGTGGAATGATTGGAAAGAAACGGAATTATCTAGTCGCAAAAGGCGACCTGATAAAAGGGCAACCCCCCTTTAGGGGGGGTCAGGTAAGGCTTTAATTTTATTAAGCACTCCTTGTAAATCCTCATCATTTAACCAACCTATAACATCATTAGTAATAGGTGTAGTATAACATAATTCATCATTATACAGAACTGCTAATTCCCACAAACCAAACTTCCCGCCATATGATCCGCTATGACTTATTACTGAAGCACCATATGAATTTTCAAAGGTGTATTTCCTTCTAATTCCGTCATGTATTGTTTCTTGTTCTGAAAATCCGATTGTCATATTAAACCTCTTTTTTCACTACTTAATTAATATACTCTATTGCTATCTCACAGGATAACACTTAATAGAGTAATGAAAGACTACCACTTCCAACAGACTACCGTCAAGCGTTTGCAAACTTTGCAATACTTCCGATTGTCTACTGAACGGATGCTTCTAACATCCTTACTCATATGACTACCTCCTTTATAAGATATATACATTATAGCAAATTACATACGAGTAAACAAGTATTTTGTTAGAGTTAATATTTCTATCATGTCCCCCTTATGGGTGGAAACGGAAGGAAGGAATAGTGGAAAGAATGGAATTACCAAGTCGCATTTTGCGACCTGATAAGAAGGTAGCCTCCCCTTTAGGGGGGAGACTGTTCCCAATCCATACCATATTCATTTAACCATGAGTCTGAAATTTCAACCCAATCAACAGGTTTTAAACTGTATCCATCTGGAGTTCTGTCTCCCCATAATATTCCCACATAGGTTTCAAGGTTATCTGCAAACTTAGTTGGAGACTGTCCCCTCATTATCCGTAAGATGGTTTGTTCCATACCTTTAGAATGGTTTCTTAACCACATTGCCGTGTTGTGTGTTTCTGCATTTACCATATTAATCTCCTTTGATTTGTTACTATTGTATACTATTCACATATAAGGGTCAACTAATTTGCAAGTTATCAACTCCTATCATGTCCCACTATTGGATACGGAAACATGGAAAGACTGGAATAATGGAATGCCTAAGTTATCAAATCTAATTTTATCAAGGGGCAAAATGCCCCCAGAGAAGAGGAGTGGCAACTCTGGGGGCGGGGTATATACGGCTTAATTCCGCATATATTTTTTAATCAAATTATCAGTCTTGTTTTTGCCACCACGTTTTTTATCGTTTCGTGCTTGGCGTATTGCCAATTGTTTTAAAACTTCCTCGGAGTCACAATCAAAACATGGTTTAACTGATAAGGTAGAATCTAACTTATCTAGATTACCTTCCAGTTTCCAGTTATCCATTGAACATGGTTGGCAATGTGGATAACCGCTAGCAATCATATTGTTATAGAAAACCTTAGTATCTATATCAAGATTCATGCAATCTACCCACATTCTACCTACAGGCGACAATACCCATTTAGCACCTGATTCTTTAACGGCTCCCGAAATAATTTCACCTATTAAAGATTGTGGTACATCGCCACCTGTAGAATCTGCATCTCTACTTGGAGCGGATGCCATATTGTGAATAGTCCAATTGAACTTGCTGATAGGCTCGGTTGTGTTATGTATTTTCATCTCATTTCCTTTACTTATTTGTTTTTTGCTCCTGAAGGTATTATATATGACTGAGTATATAATACAAGTTTTTTGCAGTTCGTGGAGTTGATAAAATTACCATGTATAAAAATATACCCTCAAATAATTGAAGGTATATTTATATATTAGATTTATAATTTTATATCTGCACCTCGCCTTCTAGCTTTCATTTTTTCTTGATTAGCTTTTCTACCTGATGCCATTACATCTACAGGTGTAATATTATGAATTCTTTGATACTGACAATATTTACATTTAGCATTTACTGTTGGCTCTCCTGCGGGAGAATCTACAATAAAATGATGTACTTTCGTTTTACCTGTACATATATATTTACTAGCTACCATTTCCAAATCTCCTATACCAATATTGATTTCTTAATTGATTAATCATTTCTCTATATGTTCTACTGTAGCCATTACCTCCCATTACAGTAGACTTGTGTATATAACCTATCTCATCATTTCCTATAAACGTGCCTCCTAATTTACTACCTACATAATATTGATTATTAAATACTTGTTCATTCCATTTCAAAACTGGCTTATTCTTTTTTCTCCTAGCCATATATTATTACTCCTATGGTTTTTCGTGATAGGTATAAATTACAACTCTACCTAACCATCCATGAATCTTATAAACTTTCCATCTCCTGCCGTTTAAGCGATTTATTTTTATAACTAATGGTTTCATACTACTACTCCTAGCTAAACCTCCCATTCGGGAGGCTAGCTACCTCTATGGCTACTTACTTATATACCTTATAAACATCAGGATATGTTTGACCGTCAAATGGTAACATCCGACTAAATCCTTTATCCTTATGGTCTTTAGATGTTAAACCATGACATACAGGATGCCTACCTTCAATTTGTACCCATACCAATGGATTAAACCTATCGCAGAATTTGCATAACATACCATCATTTTTATACTCTTTGATTAATTCTAATTCGTAGCTATCGCATAACCTAGCCACATCAGACTTTACTAGTTTGATTGTGTAGTGTTTGATAGTGTACCAATTCAGCACACTACCAAACAATAAACCTACAGCCAAACCACCTACTAGATCGTGACTAATGATATTTATTAATGCTTCCATTTTATTAAGCTCCTTTAACATCTACGATGCGTTTTAATGATCCATCAGATTCGTAACGGAAAAATAGATCAATGTCATCCACGTTTCCATTTCTAATTACTTCCCAATGAAATGGGAATTCCTTAAAAATAGCGTCTTTTTTCTCTACCAATAAGGACGCTATTGCATTGGCAGGGCGGTCATCTGATCCGAAGATACCAATGGTATTTCCGCCTTTAAACTTCCAATAGTTATCGGAAGGATTATCTGCATAATTTTCTATTGTCTGCATCTCTACTTTTAACATTTGGTTTCTCCTGTTCTTATTTGTTGTGCAACTATGTTATATTATTTGCCTACTCATGTCAAATCTTTTGCAGTCTGGGGCGAGTTGATAAAACTGCAAAATAGTTGCATTCCTCTGTCAGTCCTATATAATAGTTCCATGTTCAGAGACGTTCTGGACTAAAACAATAAACCTTTAGGAGGTTTGATATGGGAGAACAATCATTTACTAGAATAGAGGCGATGGCTAGGATCAAACGGCTAGCAATGGCTAGCGAACAATTTGATGAAGGTTTAATCGACCTTGACGAGTTCTTTGATACGGTCATTAGAGTGTCTGCCGACCTCACCGAGAGCGTAGCCAAGGTGACTGCTAGGGTAGACTATCAGGCTCTCAGGCTGGAGCGGGATAAGATCAGAGAACAGCTTGACCGCTATCTCTCCACTACCGCAAAGCTAGACGAGCCAGAAGTCATTAAGGCTACGATGCAAGCTTACCATGAGAGGATCAGAAAGCTAATGTGATCCAGCCAATCCCTCCCATTAAATCTAGTCCAGAGAGTCTAGGATGGGAGGGTATGCCAGACCCCATTTTGAGGGGAGGGGGGTACATACGGCAACCCCATTTACCATGTCTAAACCCCTACCCCCTTCGCAATATCCAAATAACTATTAATTACTGATAACAATAAGCTTTTATATCAATGATGAATTACTGTCGTAGTCACGAATCCACTATGGGTAGGGGTTTTTTATTGTTGTGATACAAGATATAGACCCCCCCGGTTGTACTAAGAGGGGGGTATAAGGTAACCATATAGCCTCCTATAGATTCTTTTAAAAAATTATTTTTTCTGAAAATCGCTTATCTGTATATTAATACATGAAAGGTACTTCATGCTTTATGATTTGTGCGGGTAAGTTGAGTCTTCTTAGTATAATAAATCAAGGAGTTAATTTACTCTAGTGGAGGTTAGTATGTAATGAGTAAGGAAATGAGAATGAGAGATATTCTGTTACAGGAAGATTATGAATCAGTTATTGATCCCATAATAAATGCTTTGATTGGAATTCATCGTAGTAACGATGGATCAAAAGGAGTCTATTCCTACATTAAATCGGTAGAGACTTTAGTTGATCAGGGAAATACTCCAGAGGAGGCAGTTGATTTTTGTGATAAAATTTTGCGAGAAGCCAGCGGGCCGATCATTGTAGATGACACAGGAGTATAACGAATTAGTCTTTAAATCCAATGGTGATTTTACATGGGAGACTGACAATGGTTTCCTAGTGAAGGTAGGAGCGGATATGACTGAGGTTATCTATCATAGGGAGTTTGATGATATGATGGATGTTCTAGATCACATTAAAAAAATTTCGGGCTGCCGCCCCGTGTTCACCTTGGACGAATATACGGCTAACAACGGAATATCAATGGCGATAGAAGAGAAATTAGAGGATGGGGATAAACCAAGAACTTGCTAAGTTTTAAGACTGGCAAATTCCCCATAATCATATAAGTTATAAGCATAAGGAGTAAGTAATGATTGAATTAATAAAAGATATAATGTTTTGGGTAATAGTTATAACTCTTTTCAATATAATATTGAGAATTATATTCAATAAGAGTTATTTAATGCATAAACCATTTATTACTAAAGGTAGAGAAGAAGGATATTTACAAGGATATAATGATGCATCTATGAATATTCTATTGTATTATCAGATACAACAAGATGTACCTTCTAGAGAATGGTTAAGAGTAACCCAAGGAAAACGTTTAAATACACGAGAAAAAATACTGGAAAGTATAGTATAATAATACAGGGTGGATTTCCTGTAGGAGTTATTTATGGTAATTAAAGAACCTAGTGAAAATATTCGCAAATTAAAAGAGTATTTAAACTTGTCTACTGATACCGTTGAAATATCTTTAGAAGAACAGCAATCCCTTGAAGATGTAGTCTTAGCTGACGATAGAGAACGCCAAAAGCGAAATAATGCGGAAGCCTTATCAATGGCAATAGAGAAGTCCTCCCCCTTACAAAAATTAACGGCTTTTGCAAAAGCTGATTATTCAACTGAAGATGCTAAAAACTATCAAATGCAAGTATATAATGCTATGCAAAATGAGAGTACAAAGGAACTATTCGGACGCTTTACATCGCAATTTGCGAATGCAAGCCCAGAACAGCAGATACAATTAGCCCATAAATGGGCTTCAGAACATGATCGTGGAGCAAAAGCTGAAGATAAAACTCCAATCTTTAGTGATGATGTTCCCACACCTTCAGATGATTTTGAACCAATATCTGATATGGATTGGAGACGGGCATTGCTTACTATTGACGATCCTAGAAATCAACCTAATGCAGTAGGACAACGAGGAACTATAAGTACAAGTGGTGGTAGTCGTGGTAGACCCGGAAGTGGTGGAGGTTCTTCAAGTACTAATTGGAATTCTTTTAATCAACAAATGCTTAGAGAGGCTCGTAAAGAATCTAATATCTTTACTGCAATTCCTGACGGTGATGAGAAAGATGAATTAAATTACCTTTCAGGACAATTAAGTGAGGATAATGTTGATGAAGAGAATTTAAGTAGAATGAAAGAAATTCTTGATAATCACTATGCTCAAGAAGATTATTCTTCTGAAGGTTTGATGGGTGGAGGAAGTAGTTCAGCTAGTGCATCTACAACTGATACTGATCAAGAGGAATCTGACACATCTGAAGAAGATGAAGGCCCCTTAAATCTATATAGAGGAAATATAGGAGATAAGCATAGACAGTTCTTAGATCATTATGCTAATGAAAATAGTCCTCATTCAGAAGAGGATGTTCTGGCCCATATGAATGAACATGGAGAACGAAATAAGAACGGTAAAATTCCAGCTGGTAAAGCATTAGATGATTGGGCTAAAAAATTTGAGGCTGATAATGACATCTCTGGTGATGCATCAGCATTCACTCCAAAAGGGGCGAGAAAAGGTTGGATGAAATCAGCTTCTGGCACACCTCCTGAAAATGCTTGGGAATCTTCTGATAGCGATTCAGGTAGTACGGAATCAGATGGAGAAGAAGAAAAAATTCCAGATGATCCAGATTCACCAGTTAATGCCGATCTTGGGAATAATAAATTAGACCTTCCTGATAAAAGTTATGATATTGATTCAGGTAAAAAAGATGCTATAGAGTTCGGTCTATTTGATGCAGAGACTCAAGAACCTACTGACTTAGGTAATGCAATCTTTGATAATATCCAAGCAAACATGGAAGAAGCTGAAGGTCTTTATAATGATAATCTACTTAACATGTCTGGACTTCAACAACGTGTTAGTCCTAAAGGGAAAGTTGGGGAACCCAGAAAGTGGAACGGTAATGTTACGGGTACAGCCCTAGGACATTATATTAATAACTATAACGCAAGAAATCCTGAAAATCCGATCAATCGAACCCATGACGTTGATGATGATGGAAATGTTACTCGTAACGAAGATGTCGAAGAGAATACTTTAGGAGAAAGCCCTACTGATCTTTCAGCCCATGAATTGGCTGGAGCCATTGGAGCAGGACAGGCTGGAAATCAATCTGGAGTAGTACAGGCGCACTTTTTACATGAAGGTGGGCAAGACTATAACTTTTTAAGAGGGGCTGATGTTGAAGCCTATTCACAGGCTAGACCATCTCTTCCCGATATTCCTCAAGATGAGCAATGGTCATATGAAGACGGTGTTAATACTAATAATCAACAACAAGATCAACAAGGAGGAGGGGATAGAAGTAGTACTCCTGAACCTACGCCTGAAAATCCTGAACCTGACATGTTTGGTGATGAAGGAGATTTTGGAGAACGTACTCCGGGTCAAGAAGCTGCACGAGGAGAAGGTGTTCAGGGCGAACCCGGTGCATCGGCTACACGACAACGAGGTGAACAACAAGGCCGTTTGGGTCAAGAGATCGTAACACCTGAAGATCGAACACAAGAAGGTGATGACCAAGGTTCTGGAACCTCTTTAGTTCCTGCTGGAAGAAGAACGGAGAGTGGGGAAAAAACTTCAGAAGAGGCTCCACCTGTAAATGAAGAATCTTCAGAAGTGCCTACTTCGGAAGGAATGCCTGAAGGACAAAGAACTCCTACTCCGGGAGCGTTGCCTCAAAGAGGAACCCCAGACACCCCACCACCACCTCCGAATCCTGCTGATGCATGGCGTAAAACATTAATTGATAATGGTTATATGTCTCAAGACGAAGCTGACTTTTTAAACGATGATGAAATTCGTGATCATTTAAAAGCACATTATGATAATCAACGAAAAAACAAAGGTAGTTCAGACGGACGAGATGACTCAGCTATTAAAGAAAAAATGTTTAAACGATTAGCAACACTTAAACATGGGAAAGATTTTACACAAGCACAATTAGAAGACGTAATGGATGATCATGAATTTGATGATACATCTGAATTAAAGGCTGCCATAAAATCTCAAAGGAACACTAGAGATAGTCAACGAAACAATGAACGTTCTCAAGTAGCTGCTCGTGAAAAGCAAGCTACTAGAAATATTGGACAATCAAAAGTTAATGCTGCGGTAGATAATATAAATGAAATAGAGAATATGACTTCTGACGAAGCTACTGAACATTATATCGATTTAGTTAGCCTGTCAATTCAAAATAAACATCATTTGGATGCTGAACATAAAGAAGGTATTGAAAAAGCCCTTAAACAATTAGAACGAAATGGGGCTGATGGAGATTCAGTTCTACATCATTTAGATGCAGTTCAAAAACGAGGCATTGAAATTGGTAGTGATGAACATCATGCTTATAGACAAGAAGAAGCTGCTAGAGCCGCAGAAGAACATGAAAAAGCAACTGCTGCTCATGAAGCTACAATGGGTAAAATTAGAGAGCATTTAGATGCTGCCCATAATGATCCCGGCTTCCACCCAAATCGACATAGTGTTCATGACAAAGATGGAAAAATGAAATCTTCTCATAAAACTAGTTATGATGAAAAAGGTAAGTTAATTACTGAGGATCATACTCACGGTGACCATCCAGAACACGGCGAGGATTGGAATAAAGCTGGAACCCATTCACATGCTCCACTTCATTTAGATCATACACCTGAACAAAGAGAGGCGTATGAAAAATTACATAGAGCAAAAACTGATTTCAAGTCTCATGGGGAATATGATTACGATCAACATGCCCATGATCAAACAAAGGAATTGCAAGAGCATGAAACAAACTCTGCTAATAAAGCAAAACGTTTAACAAATGCTTCTCAGAAGGCACATCGAGATTTACAAGGTAAATTATTGGCTGAAGGGTTGGCAATGGATAAAGACCATAAAGAAAGAATTAAACCTTATGTAGATCGTCTGTCCGACTCCCGCAGCAGTATAGATGCTCAGAAAGAGAAACATCAATCTGAGTTAGATGAATTAGATTCTGATTTACAAAGTGCGTTAGCTGATATAGATGCGGGAGTCGAATTCCCTGCTTCTAAATGGCATAGACAACAAGTAATAAATGACCATGCAGCCAGAAGAAGAGATAAAGAAGTTGATCATGCTGAACAGATGGAACGTATGGAACAATTCCATAAAGAGAATTTTGAAGCACATAATCAGGAAGAAGCTAATCATGCACAAGAAAAGGGGGATTGGAAAGCTAGTAGTAAAGAGAAAGCACAAACTATTTTTGATAATACTGAGAACCAGAAAAATAAAATTATAGAGGATTATGAAAAAGGTAAAAACGAAATTCGTGAAAAATATAATGGTAAAATAATAGAGCATGATAATGAAGGACGTAGATTAAATGATGAGCATAATAAAGCACATGATGCTGCTGAAAAAGCAAAAGTTCCACCTGAACATCTCCATCATGATGAGTTAGGTAAAAGTCCAGCTTCCATGAAAGAGGAACATGGAAAATGTGGGCCACCTGAAGGTGAAGTACCTCCAACTGATGCAGATGGTAATCCAATGGTATGGCGTTGTGGTAAAGGGAGAAATTGGGTTAAGAAGGAAAACTTTGATGCTGGAGCAAATGCAGCTGCTAATGGTAATGTGGCTTTCTTCCCCGGAGATGAACACGGTGGAATGACCGCAGGACATGGCGGAAACATGTTTAATGTACAAGATGCTGATAGCTTCCAAGCAGATCATGGTGACGGGTTAGGCTCTGAAGGCGTTATGTCTGCTGCCTTACATTCAGCCTTCCAACAGGCTCAAAATGATGGAGCGGTAACAAAATCTGAGGACGGATCACATGATCTAGTTGCAACAAAATATCTAAAAGATCAAGGGATACATTTAGATAAATTTGGTAGTCATCCTGAAAATATTACAACAGATTCAGGACAAAAGATTCCTAAATATAAAGGAGCCAGAGACTGGTTAAAACGAATGGGTAGTAAAGCAGCGGGTGATTCTGCCACATCAGGTGGTATTGATCAAAAAATTCTTGGAAAGCTACCATCTGCTGGTGAAGCATTACGAGCAATTCGTCAAGGTAGAGAACGACATATTACGGGATCAGGATATAAAGCAGCTAGTAGAGGGGAACGTGCAAATGACCCCGATGTAAAACCGAGTGCTAAACGTGAATTACTTCGATATAGTCCATTTAAAGGATTTGGAGAAAAAGGTAGACAGCGTAAACGAGAGATTCATGCAGAAAATGCGGCAGAGAAGGCTGCTACACATAGTAAGATTTCTCAATTACAAGAAGAGGCGGCAAAACGAATTAGGGGTGGAAGCGATAGTAGTAGTTTCTAAATTAAACAGTTGACGATAGTATAATATATTAAGGAGGAGGGAATTATGAGTTTCTCTAAGCTACAAAATTATTACAATAGACTCTTAAAGGAATCAATTGCGAAAGCAGATGATTTTGATAATGCTTTGAAAGAAGCTTCTGATGAAGGTCATTCTGAAAGCGATGCCCATGAACGGGCTAAAGAGATTATGGAAATGATTGAACGAAAGAATGAATATAAAGAGGATATGAATGTTGAAAAAGCTACATATGCTCGTAGAGATACTTTTGCCCTTGCCTCATGGTTAGTAACTAAATTACATGGTATTACAGATTTTTCAGAAGGTAGTCGAGGTAAACAATATCGAAATTGGTATGCGGAACAGATAGATAAGAAACATGGGCCGGGTTCTAAAGGGTCTAAAGATTCTTATTATGAAGGAGCATCAGCCCCTCCAAAACCTAAAACTGAAAAAATGCTTAAAGAAGCAACACCGATACAGAAACTTAGTACTTCATTAGCAAACCTAATGTCAGCAGCCGCTGGTTGGGTATTAAGTGATGATATTGTACGTGCTGGTGGTGGTAATCCTAGAGGACAAATGTCAGATCAGCAAGCTAGGGAATGGGAACGAACTTTATCTGCTGCGGAACGAAGAGCAGTAGAACGAGCCATGCGAAATAAAATGCGTAGGAAGTCTGAAGATTCTAATACTTCAATGGCTCAACTAAAAACTTTTTATGATGATTCAGATACTTATATTAGACGTTCACCTGTTAAAAACGGGGTGAATATACAAAAGGATCATGCTGCAAGTCCTCCAAGAGTTGGGGAAATGTGGGATGCTGTTAAACATCGATGGGTAAAACCTGAAAATGTTGGACATAGTGTAACTGAAACACAAGGTAAAAAGAGAATTCGTGGTACAGGTACAGGTGTTCATGAACGATCAATTGCAGGGCATGGTAGAGGTAAAACTCGATTGGTAGAATCAGGCAGACGCTTTAAAGGTACTGCTGATACTGGATCAGTTAGACCGCATCATACACCGCCAAAAGCAAAATAAAGTATAGGAGAGTATTATGGCAAAAGAACAATTTGAAGGTAAAGTTATCACTTTGGAAGAGGAGGCGGTTGAAGAGGAAGTAGAGGAAAAAGAAGAAGAAGTGGTTGAAGAAGAAAAAGAAGAGTTTAAAGACCCTCGTAAATGGTTTGTTAGATTATATGAACGAAATGAACCATTAGCAAAAGATGTTTTCGCTGGGACTTTATACTATTCAGAGTTAGAAGATGAAATAGGTATAGATACATTAGCCCCTCAATTCGCTAGTGATATTGAAGGATTTATGATGGGAGATATAATGATTGAAGATGAAGAAGGAAAGAAAACATTTATCTCTAGATATGAAGCAAAGAAAGAATGGATACAAGGATTGCATCAAGCAACCTTTGGTGGCGATTATTACGCCTTAGAAGCAGAAGCTGTATATGAGACGTATGAAACTTAATCAGTTTTTTAGTAAGCCAGCTGTTGTTTCTAGAAACCAACCAGTCTTTGAATTAACAAATAGTGTTAAAGAGGAACAGTTAGAAACTAGAATAAATGAATTAGAATTACAGCTTCAAACTTTTGAAGGCATTGAGATCGAAAATGAAAGTTTAAGATTGGCCTTAAATAACGGTGAATCAACACTTAGAGATGTGAAATTAGAAGCAGAGACAGTTGGAGAGAGGTTAGCATTACAGGAAAAAACTGTAAAAGATTTAGAGGATATAAAAATTGAATATGATCAGGCTGTTCAAACTATTAAAAGTTTAACGAGTCAAGTGAATTCGTTTAATGAAACTTTAGCTACAGCACAAAGAAGTAGCATTAAACAACAGACTGAGATAGATAGGTTATTGCATAATAATAAGGAACTGGTAAGTAGTAACGAAGAACTTAGTCAGCGAACTGAACAAGCAGAGACGAACTACAATAGTTTATCAAAAGAGTTTAATTCTGTACAAGATACAGTAACGCAATTAACTGGTTCTATTGAAGACGTTGGAACTAAATATTTGAAGGTAGAACAGATTTATAATGATACGAAAGATGAAGTACATTATTGGAAAACTCAAGCAGGGTTATTAGCAGATCAAGTTGATGGCTTTCAAGAAGTGGAACAACGATTACATGAATGGATAAGTGTCTTAGAAAATCAAAATTCTACTGAACAAACAAGAGGAAAGGGGAATAGAAAACAATTAGCAGATACGAAAAAAGTTGTTAAAGAAATGGGTCAAACAATTGAAGATTTAATTTCTGAACAGCAATATTTAATGACTGTTAATACAAAATTAAAAGCAGAGGCTAGTAAACCTCATTACATGTCTATGGGGGCAATTCAAAGGGCCGAAGGTTTTGAAATGCCAAGTCTAGGTGAGGCTATAAATATGAATAAACTTTATCTAGGTAATGGACGACCTACACTATTAAAATTTAAATCGAGGGAGAAACAGGATGACAACGAAGAATAGACCTTGGAGACAGGAAATTGAACTGCTCCAAAACTATAGCAAACATAAAACATTTACTTATACTACGTCATCTGCAAATGCAGAGACGGCGGTAGATATTGCTGCATCTATGGAAGAAGCAAATAAAGTTTCTTTAATCGTTGAACTTGGTGATGCATATATTGAGTTCGATGGTGATGCCGTAAATACATCTATGTTCGTCCCACAAGACGAAGGATATTTTGACGACTCCATTTATATTGGAAGTAAGATTAGTATTCTCCGTGCTAGTGGAACAAATGTTCGTATTCGTGGTATAATTTGGGGGAGATAAACAATGCCAATTCGTAGAGGAATGGGTGGCTTATCATCAGGAGCGGGCGGTAATTTATTTGACCGACCCGGTTTTTTTGATTTTGCTGAAATAGATAGTCTTGTTCTTAATGCAGATTTATTATTAAAAACTGCTAGTGAGACATATGGTATTTACTTAGGTCATGGAGACACATCTGGGGCTAGCCAACATTACACGGCTACAATTCCTGCATTGTCTGCTGACGGTGAGATGGTCATAACGACTGCAACTCAAACCCTAACGAATAAAACTTATGTTAACCCTGTTCTAACTACAATTTTAGATGCTAATGGAAATGAACAACTTATATTGGCTCCCGTCAGTAGCGCAGTTAACTATTTACAAATTACAAATAGTGCTGCAAATAATCCTCCAATATTAAAAGCTTTAGGAACTGATACAAATATTGATTTACGTCTTGAGCCGAAAGGGTCTGGTAAAGTAGTAATTACTGGTGATGTTGATATTCAAGGAACGTCAACAACAGTTAATTCAACTACATTGGATGTAGATGATAAAAATATTACAATGGGTTCTGTTGGAACTCCTACAAATACTACAGCAAACGGTGGTGGAATAACCCTTAAAGGTGCTACAGATAAAACTATTATTTGGGATAGTTCAAATACCAATTGGACATCAAGTGAACATTGGAATCTTGCTTCTGGCAAAATCTTTAAAATAAACAACGTTTCTATGCTGTCCAGTACTACACTAGGGGCAAGCGTTATAAACTCCTCTCTGACCTCCACAGGGGCCTTAAACAGCGGATCAATTACGAGTGGCTTCGGTTCTATCGATACTGGAGCATCGAATATCACTACAACAGGTACAATCACAGGTGGACAACTTACTGTTGATAATATAACAATTAATGGAGATACAATTAGTTCGACTGGAGCAATTAATTTTGCCGCAACTACTAACCTTGATTTTGGTGATAAATCAGTTTTAAATATTGGTAATTTAACGGTTGATGCTATTCATGGCGATAATAATGCGATTGCCATTGGAGATAATTCTGATGATGCCGTAAGTCTTTATAGAGTTACTGCTTTAACAGCAATAGGAGATTTAGATATTGGGGCGCATGGTTTTAGAGCAGCATCATTAACCGCTGATGGATTAACCGCAGCCCGTGTTTTATACGCAGGAACAAATGGTTTAATTACTGGTGAAGCTGGTTTTACATATGATGCAAGTGCTAATTCATTGCAAGTACCAACAATTGTCGCTACTAATATTAATGCTTTCACTTTAGGCGGTAAATTAACTGCGGGTAGTAATGAAATTGAAGGTTCCGCTTTTGATATAGATGGTGGAGCCATTGACGGAACTACTCTTGGAGGGGCCTCTGCTGTTACGATTAATGGGGCTAGTATAGGAACTGGTTTAACTTGGGGGGCGGCTCAGAACTTTGGAAATTATGCTTTAACAAATGTAAATATAGATAGTGGTACTGCTAATTTACTTACATCATTTGGTATAAAACAAGCTGCAACAGCTTACGAAGTTCAATTAGCGGCTGGATCAACAACCTTAACAGCTAATAGAGCCATAGCAATTGATCCTAAGAATGCTGCAAGAACATTAACTATTGGGGGAGATTTAACTCTTTCAGGTGCTTTTACAACCTCTGGTGATGATGCCATAACTTTAACAACTAGTAATACAACCAATGTTACTTTACCTACAACTGGTACACTCGCTACATTAGCGGGTAACGAAACATTTACAAATAAAACTTTAACTACTCCAGCTATTTCAAGTATTTCTAATAGCGGGACGATTACTTTACCAACGGGTACAGATACACTTGTTGGAAGAGCAACAACAGATACTTTAACAAATAAAACAATTAGTGGCTCAAGTAATACTCTCTCAAATATAGGGAACAGTTCTTTATCAAATAGTGCTATTACTATTGGTGGTACGGCTACCTCATTAGGTGGAACGATAACGGCTTTAACAGCATTAACAGATTTGGATTTAACAGCGGGTAACAAAACAATATTTGATACAGTTGGAGCAAACACATTAACAATGGGGGCTTCTAATACTACAGTATCAATTCCCGGTAATTTAACTGTTGGTGGAACAACAACAACTGTTAATAGTACTACAGTTACTATAGCTGATCCAGTATTTAATTTAGGGGGAACATCAGCCCCAAGTTCTGATGATAATAAAGATAGAGGAATTTCATTTAGGTGGCACAATGGTTCGGCGGCGAAAATTGGATTTTTTGGTTACGATGATTCTACGGGTAAGTTTACTTTTGTTCCCGATGCTACTATTAATAGTGAAGTTGTTTCAGGAACTGCTGGAACGATAGTTGCTACAACGTTTGAAGGAGCCTTAACAGGAAACGCTTCAACTGCTACTTCAGCAGCAACGTGGACAACCGCTAGAACACTTTCATTTACAGGTGATGTAACAGGTAGTGGGAGTGTTAATGGTGGTAGTGATGTAGCTACTGCTTTAACGATTGCCAGTAATGCTGTTCAAGCTGCTATGTTACATGAAGACAATATTAGCGGTAGGACTGAATTAACTAGCGGTAATGTAGATGCATCTAATGACTTTATGTTAGTTTGGGATGCGACTGATCAGGTTTTAAAGAAGGCTAAACCGGGAAGTTTGGGGATTAGTGGACAGGCAGTTGGTTCAGGAACTGAATTACAATATAATAACAGTAATAACTTCGCTGCCGCAGCCAATGTTCAAATTAAAAATGCTGCATTAGCACTAAAAGAAATGTCAGCACCAAACGCTACTTCAGGATTTGGAACATTATATGCAAAAACAGATAATGAACTCTATTATAAAGATGACGGAGGAAACGAAACTAAAATCACTTCTGCTGGTTCATTAGCTGGTGGTGGGGCTTTTAAAGGCGTTAAGGCATATTCAACAGGTGCTAATCTATCAATTTCTAATAATACTAATTCTGGTGCGGGAACAACTGTTACTGCATGGACGGAATCTTATGATGTTGGTGCGTTCCATGATGGTAGTACTAATACAGATAGATTTACTTTTGGGCAAACGGGATATTTCTTAATAAATATACAACATGAATGGGAGGCTGACTCAGCTGGTTATAGAGAAATGCGAGTTACCCATACAGATACTTCTAATAGTAATACGACAAATGTAATTCTTAGGGATAGAATTATATCTCCATCTGCTCAAACGACATCTGTTTCAGGTGGTAGTACGGTTTTCTATGTAGATGATGTAGCTGATTATTTAACGGTTCAATTATATCAAAATAGTGGGGCCGCTTTAAATGCAATTGGGAATAATGATGATAGTACATTTATCACCATTTCTAGATTAGATATGGCTTCGTCTACATCCCAATCATCTGGTACAGCAGGACATATCCAATTCGCTGATGGTAGTGGTGGATTCAGTTCTGATAACAATGCCATCTTTTGGGATGCTACTAATAATAGATTGGGAGTTGGTACAGGAAGTCCCGGTGCTTACTCAATAGATACAACAGCTAGTGGTACAGTTAGGGCTGCTACATTTACAGGTAATTTAACTGGTACTGCGGATGTAGCTACTACCGTTACATTACATGGTTCAGGTAACGTAACTTATTATCCAACTTTTGTAGATGCTACTTCAGGTAATGAGAATATACGAGTAGATAGTGATTGGACTTACAACGCTTCTACTAACAAAATGACCGTAGGCAATATTGGTTTTGCAGATAATGGGAAAATAGAATTTGGGGATTCTCAAGACTTCAAAATTTATCACGATGGGACTACCAATATTATTGATGGGGGCGGTACAGCAGATATAAAAATACAAGACTCTAGTCATACATCTGCTATATTTGATACTTCAGCAGAAGTACAACTCTATTATGACAATTCTAAGAAATTTGAAAC